ATAAATTGGCAAACTGCATATAAGTATGAAATGACTCCTAGAATATTACTTCAAAGATTAGGTACTGAAGCTGGTAGAGATATTATTCATCCTAATATTTGGGTTAATGCTTTATTTGCTGATTATAAACAAATAGGAACTACTTGGAAAGACGGAAATAATCCTTATAATGGTGAATTTAAAGAAGACAAACCTGTATATCCAAATTGGTTACTAACTGATATGAGATTTCCTAATGAAATGGAAGCAGTAACTAGTAGAGGAGGTATTACTATTAGAGTTAATAGAGATAATGAGAATGAATCAAATCACCCTTCTGAAACAGGTTTAGATGATGCTACATTTGATTATACTATTGATAATAATGGTACTATGGAAGATTTAATTGAAAAAGTAAAATTTATACTAATTAAAGAAAATATAATATGAATTTACATAAAGAATATATAGATACTAAAAAACCTAATCTTAAAATACGTATTTCATTATCTTTTAATAAAGATACAATACATTGGGCTACTAACAAACCTAAAGAAAAAGGATATCAAGTTGTAGTTACACCTACTGAAGTAATAGATAAAGGAGATTATAAAGTTGAAACAACATCTGCTTTTAGTGGATTTTATGAAGTTATATTACCAGTTGAAAGACAATCTAAAAAAAGATTAGAAACTGCAATTAATTTAATAAAAGAAAATAAAGATAGATATATTGAGTATTTTAAACAAAAAGGAATAGAGATATGAACAGAGACCAAATGGTAATACCATTCTTAGAAATGTCAGGTATGTCAGTAGATAAAAAACCTACTGATGTACTTAGAAAACATAGAGAATTAGCACTATCTTTAATATTTGAAGAAGCTTGTGAAGAATTAGCAGAAGCTAGTGGTGTACAAGATAAATTGTATTATCTATGTAAAGAATATACTAAACAACATGAATTAAGAACTGATGATTTAGTTACTGATAAAATTGATGTAGTAGAACAATTAGATGCTCTTGCAGATGCACAATATGTAGTATCTTGGGCAATTAATGTACTAGGACATAAAGAACATTTTGATAAAGCTTATGAAGAAGTATGTAGAAGTAATAATTCTAAAGCTTGTAAAAATATGGATGAAGCACAAGCTACAGTTGATTTTGTAATGGAGAATACAAATGAAGAATGTACAATTTTCCCTGTAAATGATAAATTTGTAGTGAAACGTAATTCAGATGGTAAACTAATGAAGAATAAATATTATTCTCCAGCTAATTTTAAACAATTTTTAGAACCATTACAACATAGAGAACTTAATGATAATGAAGAAATAGAATTTAGAAAATGGGCTAGAGATAATTATATTAAAGGTCAAGATATAAATTCTTTGTGGCATCCTATAACAATAGACGAATGTAATAAAATAAATAAGAATGAGAACTAAAGGAAATCAATTAACAGATAATGAAGTTAGAGAAATAAAAACTGAATTAAAAGTTAATGGATTTACAATAGAAAAATGTGAAGAGTTAGGTATAAAATATAATGTTAGATATCATTCGATATATAATATCGCATTAAAGAAAACATATAAACACATAAAAATAAACTATGAGTGAAAATAAAGAATTAGCAATATTTAATTTAGATGCACCAATATCTACTAAAGATACTATCGAATCTATTAAAGATAAGATTTTATCAGGAGAGATTGATGAAGCTAAAGCAGGTGTTATTTTAAAAAGAATGACAAAAATATCTGAAGAAGTTTTAAAAGATAAAGATGTAAAGAAAGCAATAGAAGAAGAATGTATGCGTCATATAAATAATCAGAAAAGTGCTGAATATTTTGGAGCAAAGTTTTCTCAAGCTGCTGTACATACATATTATAAATTTGAAGAATGTAATGACCCTCTATGGGATGCATTAGATTTAGCTGAAAAGCAAATTAAAGCTGCTAAGAAAGATAGAGAAACATTTCTTAAAACATTAATTCCTACAAAAGATACAATACAACAAACTAAATTAGGATTTGGTGTTAAGAATACAAGTAAACAAGAAATAATTGAATCAATACCTGTTGTTGAATGGAAAGAAGATGGTGAAATAGCTACTATTAAACCACCTATCAAAGGTCAAAAAATGGGTATTAAATACATGAAAATATAATATATGGCACATAATTTAAATATACACAAAGGACGTGCTTCGTTCTTTAGTGTAAAAGAAAAAGCATGGCATGGTTTAGGAGAAGTCCTAGAAGATTGTCCAACAAGTGAAGAAGCAATTAAATATGCAGGTTTAAACTTTGAAGTAGGTTTATCTCCTTTATTAGCTGATTTAAATAAACAAGCATTTGATGAGAATGGTCAAAAGAAAACTCCTTTTATGGTTAATTATGACCATATGATGGAAGTACCTGGAAAATTTGCTACTTATCGTAAAGATAATGGTTGTATATTTGGTGTTGTTGGAAGTAGATATGAAATAGTACAAAATAGAGACGCTTTTGAGTTCTTTGATGCTATTGTTGGAAAAGGTGAAGCAATATATGAAACTGCTGGTGCTTTAGGTAACGGTGAAACTATTTTCATTACTGCTAAATTACCTAGTTATATTAGAGTAGGTAAAGATGATGATATAGAGAAGTACCTATTATTGACAATGGCTCATGATGGTTCTAAATCTATACAGGCGATGTTTACTCCAATACGTGTAGTATGTAATAATACATTATCTGCCGCATTAAAAGGTAAATCTAATAAAGTAACTATTCGTCATACTAAATCAGCACATGAGAATTTAAAGAGGGCGCATGAAGCTCTTGGAATTGTTAATATGTTGAGTGATGAACTTGGTGACATATTTAATAATATGGCAAGAAAACCATTATATGGTGACCCTCTTGAAGCATATATTGAAAGTTCACTTGGTTTAACTAGAGACGAAGAAGGTTATTTATCTACAAGAGCAAGTAACATTAAACAAAATGTATTAGAATACATGGAAGTTAATGAAACTCAAAAAGTAGAAACATGTAGAGGTACTTTATATGGTGCATATAATGCTGTTACAGGTTATCTTTCTAATGTAAAAGATTATAAAGATAACAATAGTAAGAAAATGCAAAATATGATATTTGGTACTGATGCTACTATAAATAATAGAGCATTGAATTTAGGAGTAAATATATTACAAGGTAAAAATTACTAATTTAAAATAAAATAAAAATGAGTAAAGCAGAAGAAAAATTACAAGAAGAAGCAGAACAAGATTTAGCTAAGGTAAAATCAGACAAAGAAATAATAGAAATGTTTTCTGATATAGTTCCTAATACTAATATGATAGCTATTGTACCACCATTAGTACAAAGGTATTATAATGTTAATCATAAAAATCCCGAAAGAGAACCTAAATATCTACAAAAAACAGATGATGTATTTGATAAAGAAACTTTAGAAGCCTTTATGAAACATGGTTGTTTAGTTGTAGCTATTGGACATAATGTAGATACTAATTATCCTGCTGTAGAAGTAGGTAAAACTGTATATATTAGAGAAAATGGACAAAGAGGAATTAGAGTTGAAGATGAAGGGTATGCTTGTATTGTTATGGAACCTTTTAATGTAGCTTATATTCAAGATAATAGAGATTAATAATTACCCCCTCTTAATTGAGGGGGTTTTAAAACTTAAATTATGAGTAATAATAAAGGAGATGAATTAATAGATAGTTTAACAGGTGACGTAACAATACCTGTACAACAATTTATAAGTTTAGTTAATTCTGCTAGTGGGAATGACGCACAATTAGAAGAACAACATGCTAAACAAATGAATAAATTGATTAAAGAGCATATGAAAATGAAAGAAAATTTTATATGGTTTGCAGATGTATTTGAAAGTGTTATCAATTCTAGAAGCGAAGTAGAAATAAAAGAAGGAGAATTAATAGGTGATATTTTAAATAAAATACTTACTCCTATAACAATTAATACACCAACTAAAATAATTCAAATTGGGTTTAGTAATGGTGTAGCTAATTCAAAAGATGTTAAAACAATAGAACTAAGATAACTTTACAATTATGGGGAAATTTAGTAATAGATTAATTACAACTAATGTTGCAATTAAAAAGAGATTTGAAGAAGTACATGGTATTAAATACTATAGATTTTCTTCTGAAATAGATTTTATACATTTAGTTAAATCTGAAAGTAAAACTACTCTATGTAGTAGAGAATTACTAGGTCTCAATTATGCTAAATATAAACCTAAAGGAGAGATATGTCCAAGTTGTGAATACGAAGTTTTAAAAACTAAAAAAGAAAAGAATGGAACAACACAATAAAAAGAAGAAAACAGATATAACAGAAGAACAAAGATTAAATATAGCTACAAACTTTTTTATAGGTGTTACTCTGTTAAATGAAACAATGTTTGAAGTTTTAGATACCGAGTTATTTAAAGGTAGAAATAAGATTGAAGGTAAAAGATTACTAAATTACTTTTCCCCTGTAGAGAAGAAGTTATTTAACACGTTCAGAATAAAGAATGAACAAGAAGAGGAAGATGAATTTCAACGTACTATAGGAAATATAGGAAAAATAGTAACAGAAATAGCTGACTTAAATGGTAGTGATATCCAAGCTATACTAGATGGGATAGAAGTTTATAAAAAAGAACTTCAAAGTGATAAGGTAGAAGAAATAACTACCTGAGAATTCAATATTCAAAATCAATGTGGGTAATTGTACAGTACGTGAAAAATATGAGATACTTGATATAACTAACTGATTATCAAGTACTTACAAAAGCGTGTCCTGGAGTCTTAGAGACTTAACTACCTGATTATCAATGAATTACAACAAACTGATGAAAGTTTACAATAGAAGAAAGGGTAACTACTATATCTAGTACGTTACCCTTTTTTAAATCATTACGTCTAGTACTTTACTTATCAAATACTTGTCTAGATGCAGATATATTTCTATATACTTGTGTTCCAAATGGTAGACTTTGCATAGTCTCTCTTAAGAATCTACTATCACCGCTATTTATTCCTCCTTTAATCTCATCTTCACCCATCATAAGTAGAGTAGCAGACTCAATCCATTGTCCAGCGTCATTTATTAAACCTAATGCTGGAACTGAATTCTTAGTTAATGATTCAAATGATGCGGGATTAGTATAAAAACTAATATCCGTTTGTAATCTTAACATTTGGTTCAATGTATAGTTAATTAAGAATTTATTCTTATCTTCATCATCTCCTGCCATTGATTTAAGAAGTAATCCTATACCTAGTAAGTTCATATATATAACTAACTCTGTTAGATTCTTTCTCATATTAGCTGCATCTACTTCACTAAACTTTTCATCAAATTTAGTTGCTCTAAATGTTAACTTACGTACTAATTGTTTAGCTGTAAATAGTAAGTTAGCCGCAGGACTTTCTTTTACAGTCTCATATAAACTAACATATCTACCTTTTCTAGTATACCCTAATAAACTATCAAACTTTTCAGATTCAAATCTATTTGAGAAACCTTCAAACATCCATGTTCTGAATTGAGTTAAAGCTCTACCCATTATCTTTTGTTTAGCAAGTAATGGAGAATCAGGGTCGTAGTTACCATGAGCAGATTTAATAAGTTGGTCTAACTGTACTTTATAGTTATCTAATAAATCTTGGTCTAACTCAAAGTTCTCTTTAACATCACCATTCTCATCATAAGCTTCCCATAAAGTATATTCTTTACCATCTTTACCTGTTACTGGTTTGTTCATCATCAAAGCAATCATCATAGGTGCTTGATTGACATATTCAGAACGTGCTTGTAGATTATATGGTGAAGCAAATTTAACTCTATTCTTTAAACCTGATTGAGTAGTAGATTCGTATAGTTCATTAGTAGCATCTTTAAGTACATCAAAGCTATCCATTAAACTTCTAATCTTTTTAGCTTGTTTACTTTCAACAACATTAAAAGTTAAATTCTTACCTATAGAAGCTTTTACCATCCACATTGCACTTAGGAATTGTTTCTTACTGTATGCTCTACCATCACTAGCTTCAATTAGATTAGATATCACACCAAATCCCATGTTACTAAATGCACTAAATACGTTCCAACCCATTCCTTTAAGTTGTACATATTTAAGGACGTTATCTCCTATTTTAGAACCTACAACATTACCACCTAATTCTTCAATTTGTGTTTCAAGTGTAATTTTAGTTGTTTCGTATTTAGTTTCATCTATTTCATTAGACTTAAATAATCTCTCATTAATTTCTAATTTAGATTCTAAATCCTTTTTATCTTCTTTCTCAGTCTTAGTTAATTTTCTAATATCAGAAACACCTTCAAGATTCCTTGTTTTACCATAGAAAGCATCCATGAAATAATCATATTGTGCTTTAAGTTTAGTAAATGATTCTTCTTGTGTTTTCTTAACTAAGTTTCCACTAGGGTCTACTTTAGGTCTTTTATCAGATGTAAATTCTATTTCAGCAGTATTATGTAAAATAGAATTAACTAATCTTAATTGGTCTTCTATACCAGCTTTATGCTTATAAGATAATACAGTAGATGTATAAGCTTTTAATACTTTACCTAAATCTAATGACTTCTCTTTAGCTAATTCATTCTTAATATCCTTAATCATTTCTTTAACTTCGATAGCTGTTGCTTCTTTACCTGTAGTTTGGAAATGATTAATCTTTTTAATTTTTAATAGCTTACTTACAGTAGCAGATTTATCAGATAGATGTTTAATATTTAAACTCTTTTCTACTTCACCTGTTACAGGGTCACGTAATGCGAAAGATACATCATCAACATCGTCTGTTAAATTAGATTCTGTAAATTTATCAAATAAACCTCTAAATCCACCTTTCATACCTTTCTCACTAAACAACTCTAAAGTACTCTTACGTATTTCAGGTATAGTGTTAATTTGCATTTTATCTTGTTTACTTGGTGGTAAATAAGAAGTCATTTCAACAAATGTATCTAATATGTACTCATAAAACTCTAACAATGTTTCATTATTAGAAATCTTCTCAAAGTCTTTATCATACCATTCAGTTGCTTTACCTTTTGTATCAACTCTTCTTGGAGCTTCATAAGTATATTCGTAACCTTTAGGTCTAATAAAATCTTTACCATACTTTAGAACTTGTCCATCAATAGCCATTTTAGAATAGTAATACGGAGAATTAGTTAATTCCCATAATTTTAACTCTTCTGCTTTCTCTTTATCTGTTAGTTCTTCAAGACTATCAATTCTTTCTTTAGTATAATCGTAAGTCTCTTTGTATTTCTTTATCTTATCTTCTAATTCAGTTATTAATTTATTATAACTAGCTTCACCTAAATGACTTTTCAACTCTTCTCTATGTTTATCAGCTACAGCTTTATCATATGTTTGGTGAGTATATACTTCTTTATCTGGAAATAACTTTCTTACATCAAATATAATTTCATTTTCTTTTTTCCATTTAAGGTACTTGTTCCAATCTTCTTTCTTATTAGTAGCTTTAGCTTTTCTTCTAAGTCTAGATTTAGTCTCAAAGAATTTAGTACTATACATATGAACTAAATCACCTGTATATCTACCTTTAGAATCTTGTTGTAAGAACATATCATACTTGTTACTACCTTTAGGTAATAAAGGATTAACACGTTCTAATAAGTTATCAAAGTCTTTAAATACTTTTTCACTTTCTTTTCTAGCATTATCATTAGCAACCTTTTGTGATTTTAAAGCAGACTGTAATAATGCATTATCATTTCTACTAATATCTAATGTTCTACTAGCTAAGAAACTAACATCTTGTTGTTTAGCGAATATCTCTGAAATAGTAGTTTCAACACCTACTTCATCTTTAATAAACTCTTTACCTAATTTATACTGTAATTTAGTTAATTTATCAGCATAATTTTCAGCATCAATTTGATATATACCGAATGTATGATTTAATTCAGTACTAGTCTTTTCATCTTCATTAAAGAATAACTCTCTACCTTTTTTCCAAACATTTAATATTCTACTTGCTTCATGTAATTCAGAAGCAGTTACTTTCTCTTTAACTAGAATATTTTTGACTCTATTTAAATCTCTCTCTGCTAAAAATTGTATATCTTCTAATTTAGACGCTTCCTCTAACTCACTTATCTCGTCATCTATAACGGCAAGACGAGAATTTAATTCTTCAAGACGTTTTAAATTGTTTTCTTTCTTAGCTGAAACAATAGATTGTTCAACTTGTCTCTTTCTAAATTGAACTTCATTTATTAAACGTATAAATCTATTACCATCGTCCATTAAATCAGGAAGATAATAAAATTCATTTTCTTTCTCACGTTCTATAATTAATGCATCATACATTCTACGGTCACCTTTCTCACCAGTTTGTTTAGCGAATTTAATAGTATAACCATCAGGTACTCTTGTCATTAATTTTTTACGTAATGCTAGAGTCTTTTCGTAGTTCTTTTCTAAGTATCTTTTTCTAGTACCATCAGTATGACGTATACCTAATTTAATCTCAATTTCTTGAGTTTGGTTAATCATACTCGGTAAATAATCAGTAGTACTATCAGGTTCAATATTTGATTCTATAATACCAAATACATCAGTAATAACATCTTTCAATGCTGAATCTTTAGTTAAACCTAGTGTTTCTAATACATCTACAATTCTATCTACTAATTCTTGGAAGAAACTCTTTTCAGGACTATATTTCATAGTCTTTAAGATATCTTGAAATTCAGTAGAAGTCATTGCTAATGCAACAAACTCTTGTAAATTATATGCACCATAAGTTACTTCTGCTTCTTCAACAGTTAAGCCTACTTTTTTACCTTGTTTAACTTGTTCTAATTTTTCAACTAATGTTTTAAGTTTAGTAGGGTCTATATTATTTTTAAGTTCATTAAAGATACCTTGTAAACGAAGTACTTGAGGACTACCACTTTTAATAGCTTGATTAGTAAATGCATGAGTTAATTCGTGTAATAATACTTTTTCAAGTTCTTTAGTAGAATTAATTTTACTAGGATTATAATATATTACATTACCTTTAGTAGCTCCTCTTGCATTAAGGTCTAAATCAGTTTCAATTACAACATTTACTTTATTAACGTTTTCTAATAATTTCTTAGCGTATTCTTTATATAAAGGATTAGTAGAATTTGTAATTACATTACCTAAGAACCCTAAAGTACGTCTAGTATCATTTTCTTCATTTAAACTATATAAACCTGTAATACCTTCACCTTCTTCATTATCAATATAATATTTATCATATACGTCTTCAGGTATATCTTTAGTTCCTTTAATTTTACTCCTAGACTTGTTCGCCTGTATCAATGAAGAAGAATAACTAATACCTTTATCATATTCTTTATATCCAAAAGTACCTAATGTATCTATTTTATGATAAGTTAGTCCTTCACCTAATTCATATAAGTTAAACTTGTTTCCACTTTTAACATTATACATTGAGATATATCTTGGAGGTCTAGCGTAACCATTCTCTATTTTCCATAATGGTTCAGATTCTTTAATTATAGTTATTGATTCTGTTTTAGAGACATCTTTAATACTATCTTTTAAATAAATTGAATCAGATTGTAATATAGTAGCTTTACTAGGATTATGTTGAAAATATTGTCTTTCAAATGTTTTCAACCCTTGTTCATCTAATATTAAGTCATTTAAACCTTTAGAAAAACCAATAGTATTTAAATATGATTGAGGAATATATTTAATAAATTGTATTGCTTCTTGTATACCACCTGTAGCATATTGTTGTAAGATTAAATCTTGTGCTAAAGTTCTAGTAGTATATTTAATATCGTTAAATTCTCCTATTTCTCTTTCATTTGTAATTAAATCTACAAAACCTGCATAGATATTCAATTCATCAAAATTTTCTCCTGTAGCAGCGTCAAACTTTATTAAAGAAGGTTTATTACCTTTATGAATATCAGTAGTTAATTTATTTAAAAAAGGATTTGTTTTACCAACAGGTTGAGTTTTTAAATCTTGTATAATTGAAGCCAACGATTTATTATCTTTAGTATCAAACATTAATCTTTCTCTCTCAACTGTAATATCTTTATCTTTAGATAACCCTAAATTACCACTAGTATAAATATAAGATTTTATATTTTTCCAAATATTAGTATATAATTCGTCTTTTTGATTAATACTTAAATCTCTATTTGTAGATTCTAATTCAATAGCTTTAAACATATCCATTACAGATTTTTCACCGTAAGGTAAAAATTTATCCCATAATTTACTATTTAAATTTAAAGCATACATACTAGCAAATCCATTAATTGTATTAGGTTTTACAAGATAATCATTAAGTTTAATGTAACCTTCATTTTTGATAAATTGTTGTTCTTCATTTATACCTATAAGTTGTCTAGGTATGTAATCTCCAATTAATTTACTCGCATTAGCTACTACTCCTTCATTACCTAATTTATCTAATTTTCCAGCTTTTAGTTTATTAATTATCATTGATTTATTTAAACCTGCACTATCAGTATTTATAGTAGATTGTAAATCTGCAAGTACTAAACCTAATTCTTTTAATCTTTTAAATTTAAATAAAATAGATGCTTGTGTTTTTTGGTACTTTAAGTTGTCTTTATGATTATCACTATTTTGAATCATGTATAAAAGTTCTTTAGACCCTATATCAGCAAGTCCAAGAAAGTTTTTATCCATATCTGTTTCTTTCATTAGTGGAGCGTACTTTTTAATTAAAGTACTTACAACATATTCTTCTCTACCAGAAAAAGTATCAGATGTAATATCAGCGACTTTAATAGTCTCTTCAACGTAATCTCTAATTATATCTTGATTAATAAAAGCAGTTACTGTATCTTCTTCAAATCCTAGTTGATTTAAAACTCTAATAACATCAAATGTATGTTTATTAATATTAAGTTTATCTAGTATTTGTTCTTTTTCATTATCTACAGATGCAGATTGATATGCAGAAATAACTTCTGATTTATATCTTTTACCTTTTATTGTTTTAGTACTAGATAAATTACCATTAGAATTTTCATTACCAAATTGAACACTTATCCCGACCATTTGTTCAATAGTCTCATCGTACTTTTGTAAACTTAAATTTTTACCTTGTGATATAGCATTAAATACACTATCTAAACTAAATACTCCAATACCAGCTTGACCTGCTGTTGCATTAATAAATTTCTGTTTTTGATATTTATCAGATAGAGGGGAAAATTTAACTTTATCTTTATTACGTGCTTTAAGATAACCACTAATTTTAGCCGCATCTTCTTTTAATGTACCAAATCCTAAAGGTTCTGCAATTTGACTTTGTATTCTTTCATCAGGATTACTTAGTATATCAAAATGTACATCTAATATAGTATTTTGTAATTCAAGTTCTTTAAACTTTGATTTAAAAGTTTCAAATTCATCTGTATGCCAATCTTCACCAAATATTTCAATAAGAAACTTATCTACTGTAGAATCGTTTTTCTTACTAAATAAAGCATCAATTTCAGATTCATCAAATTCATACTTTGATAATTTACCATTACTATATGTAGTATTATACATATAAGAATATAACTTATCAATATCAAAATCAGAACCCATTTGTATAACAAAATCTCTAGGAGCAATTAATAAATCTCCTGAAGTCTTAGGTAAGAAACCTACTACTTCCATATAAGACATACTATTTAATCCTTGTGTTGGGATTCTAAATCCAAATATCTGTAATAGTTCTTTTGGTAATCTACTTGTATCTATTAAACCGTCTTTGATAAAATCTTTAGCATTTAATAAATTACCTTTACTATCTCTAAATTTAAAAGGTATTATAATCTGAGCTGGTTTAACTACTTTTTTAGTAGATGTTACTTCACCGTAATGACTATTAATTAATTCTAATATTTTTTTAGCTTGTTTTTTATCACCTGCTTCATAATCAACGATATGATTTAAGTCCTTAGCAGAAATAGTTATATTTTCATCTGCTTTTAATTTCTTAATACCCTCATTAATATTATCTTTAGTATAAGAATCACTTCTAACTTCAACTTCTTCTGTACGTTGAGGTAATAATTCTCCTGTAAACTCTTTAGTAAATACAATATCAGATTGTTTTACATCTTCTAAGTTAGAAACTTGGAATCCTTCTTCTGTACCTAATACAAATGAAGCACCTTTCATCTTTTTCTTTCTAACTCTATTATCAACTATTGAAGATAGTAAAGCTTCTATTTTACTAGATGAAGGGTTATGTGCTAATGGAATAACAAATCTACCTTTCTTATCTAATTCTAAACCTTGAATTTCATTAATAGAATAATCTCTACTAATAGCTTCTGATTTTAATATATCTTGAAGTTTTTCAATATCTAAACTACCATCTGGTTGAACTTGTAATTCTCTTAATATATTCTCATAACCTATTTTAAATAACTCATTATAAGCATCTAAATATTTAGCTTGTGATTTTTCTACACCTTCTACATCTAGTATATTACTAAATAATAATTTTCTTTGTTGTGAACCATCATTTACTTTAGACTTATTTTCATCATAAGGTACTTCTTGTTGTATCTTAAATCCTGTTCTAGGTAATCTCATAGATTTCTCCATAAGATTTATGTCATCTTTTATAGTACCATCTTCATTAAATATATTAGTAGGTTTCGCAAAATCTCCTACTTTAACAGCACTACTAAATGCAACTCTATCAATACCTTTTTCAATAGCGACTCTTAATTTATCTATTTCTAAACCTTTAGTTATTTGTTCAAATAATGGAAAACTAGATGATTTAATATAAATTCTTTTATCTACATCATTAGCAATATCAAGTTTATTTTGAACGTATACAGGTTTAGCAGGTTGTAAAACTTCTCCTATTTCATCAATACTTAAATCTTCATTATTAAGTACTTTCTTTTCTATAGAAGCTTTAACCTCGTCAGTTATTTTACCCATTTTTTCAAGCATATATAAATGCTCTCCTAAACTAGTAAATTCTTGTGCATCTGTACCTTCAAACCCTATATAATCTTTAGCTTTCTCTTTCCCCAGTATATTGTTGTAGTAATCTTGTACAAGAGAACTACTTTCTTTATCTGATATAAAAGCTTGTACATAATGGTCATTCTCACTATCTGCTAACTCAAGTCCAGGAGCAATATCTCCAGCAAGTCTTTTACCTATATTGATAAATGTATCTTCTACTTGTGTAATAGCATCTTTAGCTTTACTCTTATAATATATAGCAGGGTCACCAACAAATAATTGATGTACATTTGCATTACTTATTAAATAATTTACTACAAAATCTGTAGCAGCAAATTTCAACTTATTATTCTTATTTACAACAGATATACTATTAACATAATTCATATCCATGAAGTTCATATTTTCAGCAGTAATACCAAAACTATTCCATTCTTGAACTTTATCACTAACTAATGATTCAACATGTTCTCTAATTGTATCTTTAAATATTTGTAAACTTTCTGTGTAAACTTTCTGCATTAGTTAATACATCAGGATTTAATTCTTTACCTGTAAATAATTCAGTTCTATCATTTAATTCAGGTACAAAAAAGAATAAGTTAGCACCTTTATCGTAACCTTTAATTCCTGTAGATTTAATCTTTTCTTGAAATGCTAAGATACGATTTACTTCTGGTAATACTAAAGAATCAAAAATAGAATCTATAGTTTTAACAGATACATTATCATTTAAATCGAATTTAGTATTATGTGCTAATACTGTTAATCCTACCATTGTCGTTTTATCCGACATTGTAGGGTACATCATATTAATAACTCTATCTTCTTTACCAATTTTAGTACCTTGATTTTGAAATAAACCTACTTTAGTTATCTCATGTTCAGCATTAGACATATCTTTTAGTTTCTTACCTTTCTGATTAGAACCTAATTCAGTTAACGTGTCCATGTAGAAATAATTGAAATTTCTAGTAAAGTTATTATTTTGTATCTTACCATCTTTGTACATTTGACTTAACCATGTACTATGACGATTGAAAGATAATTGAGTTAATCCTTCAAGTAATGTATCATTAGTTTTTAAGTCTCTTACTCTATTAATTAAGTACTTATTATTAGAATACGACCAAGTAGTTTTACCTTCTCCATCTTTAAATGAATTACTAAATTGTGTCTTATTATACTTAGCATCTAATAAAGCTAATGCTTGAATAGCAGAACTTGATAATGGTTTAACATCCTCTAAGTTATGTTTTAGAGCATTTTCTAAATCTTTAGCTAGTATATTGAATACACCACTTGTTGAAGAAAATAATACAGGATATTTCAATCTTTTCCCATTATGTCTTAATCCTTTAGATTCTAAATCAGCTAATGTACTATCATGTAAATTAATACCTAATAAGTTTAAAGCTTTATCTAAGTTCTTGATACTAGGATTCTTTTCTTTTAATATAGAAATAGCTTTACTAACCTTATCAGTTAATACTAATTCTTTCTCTTCATTTAAAGAAACTACATCGCTATTTTTTAAATTATTGTACCAGTTACTTATAATACTTTTTGATATAGAAGTTGAATCACTATTATTAGGAATTAATCTAAATCCTTTCTTATCTTTAGTCCATAATAAATGTTTCATTGGTACATAATGCTTTGCCATAGCAACAACAAATTCATTCTTAACTTGTTGACTAGCATTATTTAGTTTATCTACTACAGATTTATAATAAGGTTTAGCTTCAATAGAATCTTCTAATTTCTTTATCATTAAATCATAATCAGCTCTTGAATTACCTAATACTGCTGATACATCATTATATACTTCATCAAATGGTACAATCTCTTGTAAACCAATATAATTAGTTTTAATTGATAAGTCAGAATTTAATCTAGGTACAAAAGCAAAGAACCTTTTAAGTTTACTACTAATAGTATCTTTACTATCTACTTGTAAAGTAGCACCATCATCAAAATTAGTTTTCTCATATAAAGAACTTATATCTTCTAATCCTGTTAAGTCTTCTCCTTGTTTAATTTTAACACCAGATACTTTACTTAATTTAGCTAATGTAAAACCTTTAAATTGTTTCCAATTATTTAATATCTTATCTATCTCTTGTACACCTTTCTCACTACCTTTAGCTTTATACGCTTTCTGTACATTTTTAAAGAACGTTTCCCATCTATTAAATACTTCTTCTTGACTTGCTGATTTCTTATCAATAACAGTATTACTAATATCAGCTGCTATTGCATCAACAATACTAAATTGTCTATTAGCAGTCATACCTTCTATAAGAAGATTACTTAGTATAGAATTTTCAATTTCTTTTACTTGTTCATCTTCTAATACGTCAGGTAGAAAATCTACATCATCAATCTCTGGTAAATTAAAATCTTTACCATCAGGAGTTTTAAGATTAGTTTCAGTAGTTTCAACTTTAGTTCCTTCTTCAGTTGTAGTACTTAATTCATTACTCTTATCTTCTATTGCAAATGATGTTTCTATCTCAATTACAGGCTGAATTGTATATGCATAATTTCCATTATCTAAATCAAATGATAATAGGTTAGTTGTAGTATGTGATTTAATAAAGTCATTATAGTTATCATAACTCAACTCTGTAATACCAGTTGTTTCAGTTAATAAAGGAATAGTAAATTCTCCTGTATTTAAATTATCTATATTAACTCTCATGTACATTTTTTGTATATGAGCTTCTAATTTATCTAGTAAACTAGGTATTACATTATCAGGAGTATTTTTAGAAAGAGATATATTACCTATTCCTTTTCCACTACCAAAATCAATTGAATTACCTGTAACTCTAAGTAAATGTACATCAGACGGTTTACCACTTAAATAATCAAATAAACTTTCATCTGTACTAGGATTATAACTATATATAAAGTTTTCTATATAATCTCTTAATCCTTTTTCAGTTAATATATTTACATCATAAGTTTCATATAAATCTTTAACAAATTGATTCTCTTTATCTTCTGATAAGTATAAAGATACTGCTTGTTTTATAGATTGACTATATATGTTATTTACTTTTTTCTTTCTTAAAGGTACAGACATATGTACTGTATTCTCACCTTCTTTACCAACTGGTAAAACAGCATATACAACACCATCTTTAACATCTTTATTAAGTATTTTATCTTCAAATACTTCATTTCTATTAGTATGAAATTTACCCTCTTTACCTACTGTAAATTGTAAATCTTTACTAGGAAATGCTTGTATAACGTCTTGTTGTTCACTATCTTTTGACTTTATAAGTTGACCATAGTTCTTTGATTTTATAGTCGTTATAACGGGCTTATTTGCCTGTATTATGAAGTCACGAATTAATTGAAGCTTTTCTTTATTAGTTTTAATATCACCTGATATATTAGATTCTTTAATCCAATTCATATCATGTAAGTAAGCAACTTTCTTACCATCTTTCTTAATAACAATAGGAACTAATGAATTAGGAGATTTAGTTTTCTTTTCTTCTGCTAATAAACTATCATAAGTTACTTCATTACCATCCTTATCTGTATACTTTAATTCAGTATCTACTTCTAAAGAAATTTCAGTTCCTACTTGATATTCATTAACATCTAATAATGTTTTATCAAATAAGTTATCATTTAAAAGATTATCAACATCTTCTTTCGATACAATTACATCATCATTAATACTATCTACAACATCAGTATAGTTTCTTGATAGGTAAGCAAAATTACCAAAACCATCTAGTACTCTTTTAGTATCGTATATAATATTATCTCCTTCAATATCAGTAATATGTTGAGGTGTTTCTCCTAGTGTTTCGTTAATACTTTCGGTTTCATTTCCTATTTCTTTTTGGTCTGATTCAGTATATACTTCTGGTTCAGGATTTTTATTTTCAATATTATCTCTTACATCAATAGCATTATCTCTATCAGTCTTTTTAACTTTTAATACAGTACCTTGTTGTTTAGCTTGTAATTCTGCTATTTTATTTTCAATTATTTGAGCTTTAGCTTCATCAGGTTCTTGCATACCTGGTAAACCATTTCTATAAAGATTTACGTAAGGCTTTAATTGATTAATGTCGTTATTAGCTATAGCAGACATAAACATAGAATCATTACTATGCTTTTGCATTTCTTCTCTATAATCAATATTAGGATTAGGAAGTTCTGTAACTAATTCTTCTCTTGTAGCTTCTTCAACATCTATACCTTCTTCTTCTTTGATTTGTTCAAGTTCTTTTTCAACTTCAACTTCTTCTTTAGCTTTACGTACATTAGCTTTAGTTTCTTCTCTTTTAGAAGTAACTTCTTGTTCTTTCTTTTCTTTTTCTAATTTAGCTTCTTCCTTTTTAATTTGAGAGTTTCTAGCAGATTGTAATTCTTTTTTATACTCTTTACTTTCTAATTTATTAAGATAACTTCTATGTGATTCAGTAGCTTCTTTATATACTTCTAAATCCGTTTGTAACTCTATAATATCAGGGTTAATAGACTTTAAAAAGTTTTCTGGTTTACTAAGATTAAAACTAACTAAATCTTTATATTTCTTTTCAGTTTCTTTGATACGTTTGTCAACATTCTCAACTCTATCTTTGTAATCACTTTGAGCAAATACTTCTCTTGCTCTACGTAAAGCAACTAATTCAACTGCCTCTGAAATACCTTTTTCTTGTTTACTTTGATAATTAACATCATTAGTTTTTTCAGTTGTTAATTTACTTAAAGTATTATTAGCTCTTTCACTATTTTTATTAATAAGAAAATTAGTTTTAATAGATTCAGTAATTAAATGATTTTTTACTTCATTTGATTCATTACCTACAAAGAATTTATTATAATATTTATTATATAATTTCTCTGTTTGTAAAATATCATTTATAGTATGAGTAACTGCTTTATCTACGTCACCTTCGACGGCAACACCACCTTCAATTAGTTGTGTTTTAAATTCATTTGATTTAACGTGGTCTAATAATATATCAACATTACCAACAGCAGATGCTCTCATTGCTAAATCAGATGCTAGTTCAGATTTTAATTGTCCTATCAAATCTTGTCTATCTTCTGGTGAGATATTCTCATTAGTTTCAATCTCTTTAATTTTATTAGAAAAAGAATTTAGTATTTGTTTACGTTGTTCTATTTCTGTTATCTTATTACTAACTGTATTATCTTTATGTCCTTGTATTCTATTTAATGCTCCAGTACCTGCATCAAACGCTATACCACCTGCTACACCCCATGCTGCACTTTCATAAAAATGACCATCTTGTAAGTAACCACTTAATCTTTCTCCGAAAGTATTTGGGTCTTTTGAACCACTTAATACTTTACCATAATACTCACCTTCTGCTCCACCTATAAAATTAATACCTTCTTCAATACCCTCTGTACCTTGTCTAGCAATAGGAGATAAAACAGGATTCATAAATCTTCTTACTCTATCTGCTTTAGTAAAATCTTTACCTAATACTTGAGCAATAGGTTTCTCCATAAACTTATTAGTTCTAGTACCTGCTTTAAAACCTTTAAATAAAGGAGCAGTTTGTAGTAAGTCAAATACAATATTTGAAGAGTTTATTTTATATGCTCTCCAACCAGCTTTAGCGGCAATAAAATCAGCAAGTGATTCTTTAGTTACTACTCTACCATTAGTACGCATTTCTGCACCAACTTCGCCATTTTTTATTTCTTCAAATACTGCATCGTCTTCAAACATTTTTAAAGCATTCTGTCTAGCTTGTGTAGTTACATTTAAACTCTCTGTCATGTTCTCTGCGTTACGCATTACCATAGCAGATGTACCCATCTTACCCCAATATTTTGTAGCATCACCGACTTTATCAGCCATTTTTAATGTTCTACCTAACATTCCTGCTGCTCTAACAGTACCTGCGGCAGGTATCATTAAACTAACTGTACTAGCAACACTTACACCATGATTCATCCACCATGCTAAGTCACCCATTTGCCAACTACCTTGAGGATTTTCAGCATATATTGGTACATTCTCTTTACTCCAATCTTTTATACCTTCACCCCAACCTATTACAAAATTATCAAAATCATCATCTTGTCCAGTCGCAGCATTATATAACATCGAAGGAACTTCAAGAATACTACCTATACCACTAATAGTACCACCTACAATTTCACTTACTGCTTGTACACCAAAATTATATACTTGCTCCCAATGACTTTGATTTTCGGCTCTAGCTTCATTTATTTTATTAATAGGCATTGAACCTCTAAATGTTACGTAATCTTCATAATCACGTAAATCAACACCTGTTTTAAATCCTTTTAATAATGTACTTGGTTTATTAGATTCACCTTCTAATATCCCATCGTAAACAGTCTTTTCTTGAATCTTTGGACTAGCATCTGTAAGTTCAGTTGTTAGTTCTGCACCATTAATTCCTTCTGTTGTTACATCGCTTTCTTTACCTTCAACATCTAAACTATTGTCAGCACTATTATTTAAAATATCGTTATAATCTGGCATATTACTTTTTTAAGTATTGAATAAATTATTTAAAGACTTCCCTCCTTCGTGTTGATACATTTTCTTTATAACTTCTTTCTTTTCGTCATAATTCATATTATCCCAATTATCAATATCTAGGTCACCTGTATAACTCCATCTAGGTTTATTATCTTTAGTATAAAATCCTATATTATCTATAACTTTTATAGTCTTTTCAATAGGGTCACCAATTAATGTTGCAGTATTATATGTTCTATTTCCACTACCAGAAAATTCATCACCTACAGTATAATCTCTTCCTTCTACTAATCCACCTTGACTAGCAATAGAAGTTGTAAATGCGGCTGGATTATTATGTCTATCTGTTCTACTACCTCCTTTATTAGATGAAGTAGAAGTAGAAGGATATTGCATACCTTTCATTTGTTCTAAAGCTCTTTCTACAGATTGTAAATCAGGCATTTGTTCTTTATTTCCAACAAGCTTTCTTTGATTAGTTGACATTTCAGTTTCATAAACTTTAACTCTAAACTTAGTAAAACCATTTTCAACATACCTTTCAACTTCAGCTTCTGTATTACCATTAATACCGTAAGTTGCTTTTGTGTTTTTACCTTCTACAGCATTTGTGATTCTAAATATATTACCTTGTTGTTCAATTTCAGTACTCATTATAGCGTCAGCTAATTCAACACCATTACCAAATCTAGAAGGATTATTTCCTTTTTTATTATGCCCACTATAATTGTTTCTTAGTGAATGTTGTATTAAGTTATTTACACTAGTATTCTCTGTACCTGATATAGGTTTCATTAAAAATTCCTTAAACATTCCTGTAGGTTTGTTATCTTCATCCATTAGTTTTTCTTTAGCAACTAACATATAACCTTGACCTTCAATATAATCTGTCATACCAGTTATAGTTACATTTGCACTAATTGGTGTCAATGAATTATTTTTTACTGCTTGATTAATAAGTCTACCATCTTCTGTATAGATATCATAATCTAATGCATGACCTTGAAATTGGTTAGTTAATGCTCTCGATATAAAAGAAACTCCTTTATTAGCTCCTTCGGGAGTATCTAAAGCAGGTACACTAAAATCATAATAAGCTGCTGTTCTAGGTTCATGTCGAGCTTGTGTTAAGTATTCTACAAAATCATCATTACTACCTTTTGCAGTTATAGTTTTTAAACTTTTTAGTTCTTTATGTAATTTTTTTAATTCAACAAGTTCAGGGTCAGGTGTACTAGTTTCATCTTCTCCAAAAACTATAGCACCTTTACTTCCTTGTCCTTTTGTAGCTTCTTTGAATTTCTCTAATTCAGTTGGACTTAAACCTGATGCATATTCTAATTGTTCATCTGTTGGTTTAATACTTGAAAAGTTTAAGAATGTTTCATCTAAGTATTCTAAGTTCGGACCAACTAAGTGTTTATATTTTTGAGCTAGTTCGCCATATCTATCCATTCTATTAGATGTTTGATTATTCAATTCATCTAATTCATCTTTAGATATTTTATTATTCGCATATAACCAATCCCAATATTGTTCATTTACAACACTATTATAATCTCTATTTTGTGCTTCTCTTAAATGAATATTTCTACTAGTTGAACTAATATCTTTTTCAATATCTGCTTTTTCAACTGCGCTTAAATTTTCATCTTCTAATTCTTTATATAATCTTGCTAATGTTTGAGTATCATTCTCAATAATTTTATCATTTTGTTCAATAGTTCTTTCGATTCCAGTTGTTCCTTCATCATCAAGACGTATTTGAATTCTCATTGGATTTAATACTGATGCACTATGTCCCATAGTAACTATAGCAGCAGTTTGTAAGGAACCTTCAGCAGCAGCTAGTGCTTCTTTATGTGTAAACTCTGTTTTAAGTTTTAATTGCCAATCTGAAAGAGAAGATAATGTTCTTTTTGTATAAGATAATCCAACAGCAGACGGGTTAACATATTGGTCAACCTTTTGATTTTTAGCTATATTATTATATATATTTTCTGCTTCTCCTTTAGCTTGTAACTCTTGTAAAGTATAACTTTCACCGTATACTCTATCAATATATTCTCTTAAATCTTTTTCATTTAATTGCTTTTCAACATCTTTAAAATCTATTTCTCTATTTGTACCATCTTCTAATTTAGTAGCAGTGTGTTTATCCATAGATATTTCATAGTTCATTTGTGCTTGATAATTTTGATTAGACATTACTAATCCTCTTAATGCACCTTCTATTTTACTAGGTTTAACTTCTTCTTCTGAACCTTCATAGATGTAACCATTTTCTTTCCATACTACTCTTTCTGATTGCCCTGTTTTATCATTATATACACTTAATGGCATTTCATCTGCTTTAACTTTTTGTCCAAGTGTCCACATCTCATTTGCTATATCGGTATATTTAGGTGGTATTATAGCTCCATATCCACCTTCAAAATGTCCTGTCTCTTCATTAAGTGTTACACCTCCATAATTCTCTTTCCCCTTTATAAGTGCGAAGTTAGCGTAATCTTGTGGATAATCACCATTAGCAACACCATCATTAAGTTGAGCAATATGTGAATCCATAGCTTTCTTATTAGATATAGCTTTATTTAAAGCTTCATCTGTAGCGAAATCTTTACCAAGACCTCTAACTATTTGTCCAGCATTTTCCCAATTACCTTCTTCTCTAACAGCTTCAAGTTCACTATTAAAGTTATCTATAGCTTCTCTTTTAATCCAATCATCTTTTTCATCTAATTTAGTATTCTTCAAAAGAATTTCTAACTTATCTGAATTAGATTGATTAACTCTAAACTTCTCATCTAAAGTACTATTTAAAGCTTTTATCTCTTCTACAGGTTGACCAACATACGTTTGTACATTTCTTGAATATGATAAGTCTGGTGTTAAATTAGGCATAATATAAGTTTTTATAACAACAAAAATCCTACTTAGTTAAAAGTAGAACTTTTGATAATTGTTTAATATGTATTATATAATTTCAAAATTAAGATATATAAGTACCTTCGAAATCATTTACACCTTCTGGATTAGCCCATTTGACTTTATCTTTATCCTTAGGTATATCTTTAGTTTCTACTTTACTACTTATTTTATTATTAGGGAATAATATATTCCATTGTTCTATATAATCTTTTCGACCACTTGAAATAATTGTTTCTTTCATTTGGTTTTGATTATTTTTATTTAATCTTAAACTATTAACATACTTTTTATCATTTAGTAATTGTCCACTTACTCCTGTATCAGGATATTTAGCAGCATCTAAAGTAATACGTCTATTATCTAATGCTCTTTGATTCATGTCTCTAATTCCTAATTGTACATCTTCAACAGCATTAGCAACATTTGCAGATTCTTTTCCTAAAATTTCATTTGTTCTAAGATACTTATTCATTCTAAAAGCTTCTCTTTTAGCAATGTTCTGAGCATCTACTCCTTGTTTATTAATTTGTGATTGATTAAATAATCTACTTTCTATATTTTCTTTATTACCTCTAAGTACGTTTTTCTCTCTCATACCTTTAAGGTTTGCCATAAGTTGATTAGCTCTAGTAACTTGTGGTTGAATAGATGAACGTGAAACTCCTGTATTATATGCTTTAATACTCGAATCAACTTCTTGTAATTGAGGATTAATATTATATTCAGTATCAAATTCTCTAGCCTTTTGAAATTCAGGTAAAGGAATCTCTGGTATTTTATCTATCTGTTTTTTATTATATAAGTTATCTAGTAATGGTATAGCTAATTGTCCTACTTGTCCTGCAACATTTAAAGCAGTACCAGCAACATTACCCCAATTAACTTTTCCTCCTTCAGCTAATTCACCACCATAAGCATTAGTTGGAACTTGTTCTCCTTTTTGTGCTTCTTGTTGTGCAAATAAATCTTCTAAATCTTTCTCTAATCTTTCTACCATTCTTTCAGCAGTAGCACGTTCAAACTTATTTGAAGAATTTAATTTTTCTTCATATTTAGCTTTCTTCTTACCTATCTTTTCAGCTTCATCTGCGTATCCAAGTCTTTCACTATAAACATCATTACCATCTTTAATAACTTCTTCACCTTCAACCTCAGCAACCTGTTTGCCGTTTTGATTAGCAAGTATAACTCCTCCTTCTTCATGTGTATCACCTTCTATTTTTTCAACATTACTAGCTAATGTCTTAGATTGACCTCCTTTAACTACATCTAAATTTTTATCTCTAAGTTTTCCACCATAAGCAAGATTACCTTGTAACGCTTCTAATTCTGCTGTTTCATCAGTAGTTAAAAAACTAGAATAATCTTTAATAAAATCAGCTTTTCTTTGATTATATTTATTAAGATTTTGTCCGTATAATTCTTTTTTACGTAATTCGTCTTGATATCTATTCTCATTTACTTCGTGTTCCTTACCTGATTTATCAGCATAGTAATAATACTTTTCATCTTGTGTTCCGATTACTTTAGGTTTCTTTCCACCTCTCCATACAGTCTTACCTGATTTAAGATTTCTTTTACTTGTATCGTAATCTTTATATTTAGGAACTTGTCGTGTACCTTCTACAACATCTTTATGATATTTCTTAGGAGCAGTATTATTAAATCCAAATTCTGGTATCGCTACTTCTCTACCACTTTCATCAGTATACTTTTGATATCCTCTTACAGGAGCATTTTCATTTTGTACAAAATCAGCCATTCCGCTAAGAGTAGGGATATCTTTAAATGCTTCTTCTGAAGTATGACGTACAATACCTGTTTTCATTTCTTCTTCATTCTTTGCGAATGTAGGATTAGTAGTATATTTACCACCTGGTGTTAACTTACCTTTATAACCAAATGTTGCAAGTCCTTCAGGGTTATATTTATCACTTGCATAGTATGCTTGTTGTGCTTTATTTCCTTCGCCAAATCTTGCATTGATTTTTTCTATACGTAAATCATCAAGTTGTTCTTGTGTCATTGTTTGTGCTGGTGGGTCACCTTCAACACTATCATTTATTCCACCACCATCAGGAAACATTCTACCACCCTTAGCACCGAAGTAACTTACATTACCTGTACCTTCAGAATTATGTACTTCTTCAAGTTTCTCGTAAGCATCTTTTTGCATTTCAGCCTTACGTTCTTTAAGCTCTAATTCTCTTTTAGCTTTTTTACCTGCTATTTTACTTTTCTCTTTAGCTAGTTGAGCTTCTTCAAAATCTTTATCGAACTTACCAGTTATACCTCCCATAGCACCACCTGCAACAGCTCCTATTGCAGTACCTATAGGACCGAATGTAGAACCTAATGCCATACCTTGTTGTGCACCAGATAATGCAGCTCCACCTACATTTGTTGTAGCAGTATTATCAAGTCCTTCTCCGTACTCATCTAATTCAGTATTATAATCTTCTAATTCTTCTTCTCCAAAAGTATCTACTTCTTTCATATAATCTGCATACGATTGTTCTGCATCACTATATGTATTATCAGCTTCTTCAATGTTACCACCTTCTGCTAGTTTTTTAAGTTCAGTAGTATAACTTTGTTTAGTAGCATCGTCCATAGTTATAAAACCACTTCCTTGCTTATAGTATTTACCTTTATTTAAACAACTCTTTAGATATTTTGCTCTATTACTTTTGCTCATAACTTTCTATTTATCAAATACTCTATTTTTAAAACTAGCATCATTTAGATAAAAATCATTCTGACTACTATTATCGTGAATAAATCTGACAATTCCAAATTTTCCAATGAATTTATTCTTGTTTATCCAAGATATTTGTTCACTTAAATTTGTTAATATCAGTTCATTATTACTATCTATAAAAGGTAATGTAGTATCTTTTACAATATCTTTAAAAGTATTAAAGAACCATTGTTCATCATCACCACTTGCATTCTTTAAGAACCAAGATTCATTTTTATTTATTTCAATAACTCCACTACATTGATAATCATTATATATTAAAATATGTGTGATAGTTTTATTCCTTAGTTTAGTGTTATCTGCCTGTATAATAGAACTATTCCAAAGTACAGCTTCCCATATTTTAGTTTCTCTAGTATTACCTAAAAATACTACATCAGCAAATGATTGATAAGTCGTTGCACCATAAAATATAGCTTTTTTACTTTCTATATTATGCTTATATATTTCACCTAAATTAGCAATTGAATAAACTTCATCTCTTGTATTAATTAAGTAATTAGTTATATAATCGTGGAACGAAACCCAACCACCTTTACCTTGATTAATATTAGTTGAATAACTAACCGTATAGGATACATCATATTTACCACTACCAGCAGTTTTATTTATATTCTTAGATATTATTAATCTATTATACTTTTCATCGTAACATGCTGAAATACCCATTTCTATAAATGGATTATCTATATCTTCAGTAGTTTCTAAACTATCTCTAAAGAAATTTCTTAAACCTTTAGCACTAATTTCATCAATACCTTGTCCTGAATAAATAAATATTTTACCTTGATTTCTATCTACAGTAACATAACCTAGTTTACATGTAAACGCAGCAAACTTAGATTGACAACCGATATAACCATTATCTTCTGGTGCTATTTCATCAGGAGTTCTATCAAAAATATCTCCTTCACCTAAATAACTTGTTATATTATCTGCTTTTAATACATCTTTTATTGTAGCAGAAAATAAAGCAAATTTATGTTGTATTAATAAAGTTCTATTTAAAGTTTCTAGTTCCCATATTTCGCCTTTATTTCTAGGCATAGTATAGAAATTATTTGCTAAAAATGTTCTCCATCCTACTGTTAAGGATTCATTAAAATCTTTTATACTTCTAAATACAGTAAAAGGTAATTTGTCTGTAATAGCGTATTTAGGATTAAATACAGAAGGTGATTGTAAGTCATTTACCGAATTAAATAAAGGGTCAGGACTCACGTATCTAGGAGAAATATATGTAAAAATTTCTTGATGTACAACATATCTATCATAATCAGGTGGAACAGTTTGATTATCTGTATTTATATATATATCTTCACTTCTAATAAAAGTATCACCACCAAATATTACTTCACTATTTTCTAATTGTATTGCACCTTCAATATAATTTATTGTATTAGTACTAGCTAATGATTGCTCATAGTACGGACTAAATATATCAGTAACTACTTTATGTAATGAAATAATTGGGAAATTCCATGTATTCGCATATACTGGGGGATTAGAACCTATATTACCTGATACAGAACCACCTATTAAAGCACCTATAGATTGTCCAGGGTCAGATATTTGAACATGTGGTTCTCTTTCTGGGTTACCTCCTGCACTACCTAATGGTTTATATACTACTGTATCTGGTATAGTATGTGCTTCTTGTAAAGAAGTAGAAGGTGCACTTATAGCAGATTGGTCTTGATATAAATCAACTTTATAAAAATCAGATTTAAAAGTAGGTTGAAATTCTAATAACTCTTTAGGATACCACCTTAAACTATCAGGGTCATCAATATCATTTGTAACTGCAAATGTTTTAACAGCTATACTTTGTCCCATTACAGTTTGATTACTAGTATCTTTTTTAGCGTAATTTAAAGTATAACCTTTAACCTTTCCTATTAATTCAGCAGGAATTGCTACATCTTCTAATCTTAATCCAAATACAATTTGATTAGCATCTAAATTAGTTATAATACCTTCTTGTGTAGCTCTAGTATATACTGAAATATTATTTGGCATTTTATGATGCCTAACATTTTGTCCTGATAAATCACCTATTATTGCACCTGTTTCATCACATATTTTTGAATTATCATTATTACCATATGTTTCATTTAAATTTTTCCAAAATCCTAAAGTACCTGTTGTTTTATCTGCTGTTTCTTTTATATGAAAATTTGAAGTAAGATAATTATTTTCAATTAGTTCATCTTGTGTTGTAGTACGTGAACTAGGAATAATATTTATTAATAATTTATCTTCTCCTAAATAATCATTTAAATCAAAAAATTCATACACTCCTACACTAGGTTCTGTAAATGTATTTGGGTCAGTATCTAAAGTAACTTTAAATGTAATTATATTTGTATTTATATCACCTGATATTGTTTCATATTTTTTAACATTATATCTTGTACCATTTAAGTCAATGTAATACGTTTGATATATATTAAAAGGTGATGCCATTACTATTGAATTAGCAGTTGCAGGAATACCTGAATCATAAGTTATAAATACTTCAACTTCATTACCTACAGTAATATTATAATAAGGTACAGTACCTACTGTTCTAGTTACTATAATAAATACACCTGTATCAAGCCAACCAGCTAAATAAACCCAATATGTACCAGTATCACTATTTTTAGATTCGTCACCATTTTGAGGAGAAGGTAAAGCTAATATTTCAACAGTTGTTCTTTCTGGTTGAGGAATAGCTTCTCTACCTGGTATATGAAAAGCATCAGTTGTACTTCCATCATTAAATATCCAACTTATATATAAAGCATATACTTCATTAGGCATAAATGTTCTATAGTGAGCTTGACGAAATTCTTCTTTATAATATTCTTTTTTAGTTGTATCGTCACTTGTAATACCTGATGTAGTTGTATTTAGATTAATAGGTTCCCACTTTACTTTAATATTATTTGCATAACATTGGTAATTAATAGCTTTAGTTTTTACATTTCCAAGTATTAATTCATCTTTTAAAGTAGTCATTGTATGAACTCTTTCAAAAGTATTTGTTGGAATTATTACATCTTCTATTGTTAAAGTAGTAGGAAAACTTTGTCCACTATAATTTACATATTCTATAGTATCGGAAATAGGAAAATCTCCAATTTCAATTACATTAGTTTCAGTTGCTAATCTATTTATAGCAACTAATTTAAAACTTCCAAATGAAGTATCTAAATTACTTACTTGTAATATTATACTTTTAGTATCAGAATCATTTGAAACAGGATTACTTAATACTAAAAAATTAGTTCTATCATTATTAATATAATTATATGCAATAGCAAATTGTGTTGCACCTTGTGGTGCAAACCCTCCATCTATAAAAGAACTAAGACTAATTTTAGGTATCTCAATATCAGGATTTAAATAAGTTAATCTAGCATTAGCACTTGTTACAAATTCTAAATTACCATCTAATACAAATGGTAAATTAGTTAAATTTAATAATCTAGGTGGAGTTGCAGAATCATTTAAACCATCACACCAAGCAACAATTAACTCTTCTCTAAAATTTCTTTTTGCAACACCTTCTATTGGATTCTCTTTTAAAAACCCTAAATGAATACTTTCAATTACTTTAACATAATTTCCATTGTCTTCTATAATACCTATTTCACTAGTTGTATCATCAGTAGAAAATATAATTAAATCATTAGTAGTTTTAACAATACCAATAATAGTTTTATCTGTAACTGTATGATGTAGATTAAAGCCTTCTTCATTAGTAATAGAATTAAATCCTTTACTAATTAGAATGTTCTTAGCATGTCTCCAACTATTCTTAGGTTGATGATAAGGTTGTATATCTGTATTTAATCCTCCGTTTAAACTCATTCTCTAACTATTGTAAAATTACTTATAAATTTAGTATTAGGGTCATCTGCTTGACTAAGTACTTCTAAATCAGTATTAAATAGTTTTTTAGCTTTATCAACATCTATAATAATATTATTCCAACTATTTTTAAATTTCTCGTAACCATCTATATCAGGTGCATAAGCTCTATTTCTAGCACGTACTGCCCACTTTTCCCAAGTAGCTTCCATGAACATAGGGTCTTTATATACTTGATGTTTTGAACCTCTAGCTACTAATCTAAACATTATATACCATGCTAAAGCTTGTTTAAATTCCATTGAATCTGGAACTAAAGGAAACCCATCACAATCTACAGGTACACTTAAACCATGTATTATTATATCACCTTCTTCAAATGTTGTATGAATATAATTAGGATTAATTTTATAACTCTCATTAGTATGTAGAGGTAAATCAATTCCATTCCCCTGTATAGTATTAGATGAACCACTAGGTTGTAAGTAAGCACCTTCATATTCAATACCTTCTATGAATTCTAATGAACAAGGTAGTTTAGCTTTAAATTCTTTCACTGTTACAGGAAAAGGTTGTAAAACATATTCAGTATAAGCACCAATATATTCAATAGCTTCTCCCATCCATTCAACTGCATCATTTACCCAGTTACTATCAGAAGGTCTAAAATCTCTATATATTTTAGCTATTACTTGCTTAGATGAAACATTCTTATATATTGCCATTACATTGTATAATTTAAATCCGCGTATTCGTTATCATTTCTATATCTTGACAACTTCTTTACATTACCATTTTCTCCTGTAGTAGGACTAAAAGAATATAACTCTAAGTTAGCTAATGTTGAATGTGATTTATACCAATACCACCAACAACTATATTCATCTGTTCTATAAACAAAGTATTTTTCACCACCATTATTCTCTAATGGTTTACCTTCTACATCACGTTTAGTGACTTCATAAGGTGTACCACCTTCATTAATAATTTGTTGTTTAAGTTTCTTAGATTCATTCCAATCTATTACAGGTTTTAATAAATTTCTTTTCTTCTTTCTTATTTTTATTATACCAATTCCAAACCCTAAATTAAAACTTTCTCCTTTAAGTATCTCATCAACCATTGACTTATTAAATATACTTATAACATCTTTATATATAGTATAACTTAATATTTCTTTTTTTAGTTTATCTAACTTCTTATATCTCTTATCTAATATTACATTCAATCCGACGACTTTTTCTAACTCGCGAAGTAGCTTAGATTTTGTTAAACCGCCCAATGGTACGACAAAAAACTGTGTGTTCGATTCTAAGGACGATAAATTTAGTTCAGTATCATTTTTTATACTATCTAAACTACGTTTTGTTATTAGTAATACGTTATCTTCATTTGGAGTTAGTTTATTTACTATTATCTTTTTAACTTTATTTAAAGAAGAGATACCTGTTTTAATAACAGATATCTCTCTTTTTAATCCACTTATATATTCCTTATAGAAAACTTTACTGTTTACCATCGTTTTCTATGTTTACTTCTTCATCTGAAATATTCAACATTTTTAATTCTCCTCCTAATAAACCTACAGTAATACCTCTTAACATATCAGCACTTATTGGAAAAGCACTATCATCTGTATAACAAGGTGCACCACTACAAGCACTATTAACATCTTCAGGAAATTCAAAAGGAGCTTGAATAGTTACATATTTAACCTTTGTTGTATTAAATACATAAATATGATTATTCTTATAATCATAAGATATTGAATTACCAGTATACTTATTATGTTCAGAATAAGTTAGTTCTTCAATTTGTCTGTATGAATATGCTTTACCAAATCCAGCACCACCTACATATTTAAATACTTCTCCTTTCACTCTTACAGGAGAAGGAATAGGCTTTTCTGTTTTTAATACTGTACATCCTACAGATATAACACAAGTATCTGCTTTATCTACCTTTACTAATTTAGCTGTAAAGGTTTGTAAGAAATGAGAACTCATTCCATTTCTTTCAACATCTTGTCTTATAAACTCGGCTCTATAATACTTAACACTATATTTAACTCTTTCACGTAATAATACGTCATAAGGTTTACCTAAAGCGTCAACTATATTTTGAGATATTTTATTCAGTGTCTGCATCGTCTACTATTATAATAAATAGTGAGTTCATTTGTTGAGCAGTTATCTCTTCAGGAACGTCACTTAGTTTTATTTTATGTAATTTTACATCTTTAGAAACTTCTTCTTTTAGAAACTTGTTATATCCTTCTTTCTTCTTTTTAATAGATTCAACGGATTTTTCATGTTTCTTTTGTAATTTTTTAAGTTCTTTATCAAATCCTTCTTGGTCTTCAAATACATATTTTGAACTACCATCAGGATTATCTACAACCATAGGTTTATCCTTTTCATCTAATTTACATAACTTCTTACATAAAGCAATTCTTGCATCTTCATATTTCTTCTCTTCGTCTGAATGCTCTAATGTACTATTTATGTGTTTTAGTTCTCCTTTAATTATTTCAATGTTTTTAGAAACAGCATAACAAAATTTTGTTCCTGTTAAGTTTCCTACACTATTTAAACCTTGGTATAAATTTACTAATTCTGTATTTTTCATTTTTATATATTATATGTTAGTTATCATTTAATAATATTTCTACTTCTTCTTTATATATACTTCTATTTGCAAAACGTATAAAGTCTTGCGGTGTCATTAATTTACAAAATTCATATGACTTTAGCCCTATATTTTCACAATATTTTTGAATAAATAATGAACAAATATACTTCTTACTATTAGAAAGACCTGTAATATCTATACCTGTTTTCTTTACAATAGCAATTCTTAAAAGTCTAAAGTAATCATATTTAACTTGAGCTTCCCACTCATTTAATCCTTCATTTATACCATGTTCAACAAGGTTTATTTTTGTTGGACGTATAACACAAAAGTCTACATAATGTTTTATTCTATGACTCATAGGAACATTAGTAATACCTTCATACCAAGCATCACAATTCTCTAATCTATTTCTATGCCAATGTACATAAGATATATGTGTATAATATGAAGGACTCTTTATTTTTTCATCATCTGCATTAATATAGAAATTATCAAAGTATCTAATTAAATCAGATGCTAAACTATTAGATTTCCATAATATAATATCACCATTTCTAGCAGTATTTCTATATAGTTCGTATTTTATTTCTATTGCAGTCATATTTATATATTTTATTATTTAATGTCTCCTTTTAATTTACTTATAATATAAGTTCTTAAACTTATATCCATCATATGTGCAACAGAAGTAAATTCTATTGGAGCAATTACAGTTCTTTGTGGTTCGGGTTGATTAGTTTCATTAGATATTATATTACTTAACCAAGTTGTATCAAAGTCGTTTAGTAAATCATTATATAAAGTTCCTCTTGACGATTGTTGCCACGCATCAAATGCAGAAGAATGTTTTTCCAATAATAAAGTTAATTTCTCGTGAACATCTGATTCACTAATAAATATACCTGATAATATACTAGCTAAACCAACATTGTCAATTAATTGTTCTTTTATATTTTCTCTCCTTTTTATTCCTTCTTTGTGTCTTTTTCTACGAGTATTATATTTTTTAGATTTAATTTTAGTATTTACTTCATCTAAAGTTCCATCTTTTTTTACGTATTTTCGTGTTTTAGTTCTATTTATAGGAGGATTTCCACTATTATTTAATGTATTATCTGAAGTATCCATATTATAGACTTCTTCTACAACTAATATTAATTCCCCTTTGTTCTCTAAATCTATATACCCTCTATAATAATTTGTTTTATCTAATAATCCAGATTTTACTCCAGTATCGTGTATTATATACTCAGGAGTATATGATACAAGTGTATTTAATTCTGTTATATAATTTATATTTGTTACTCCTTTTAATAGAACTGCATTATTTACATCTTCTTCAATTCTATAAATTACATTATCATTATAAGGTAATTTAATTACACAATAACATCTGAAATCAACATAATTTAAATATCCTCCAGTATTTAAATATTTATAATACCTAATAGTTTCATTATATTTAATATCATTATTTTCATGTTCCCATATGTCTAGTAAAATAGAATCGTATGTTTGTAAAGGTTTATACATTGTGGCATCTGCTTCGATTATTGTTACTCCTTCTAAATATGGTTGCATCATAGCAATAATAGTAGCATCATTTTCAATTACTGTTATACTTTTAACAGTAGGTAAATCTTTAATTGGAAAAATAGAAAACCCGCAACCTAAACCACATATCAATACATCACCTGTAAGATTATTCATGTGTTGTTCAAATATATTTTTTATTGGTCTATTAACCATATCATACATAATCACTTTATTTAATTTTGTAAAATAAAGTGTATTATATCCATCTTTATCAATATGTTCAAATGAATAATCTCCTTGTGCTTCTTCTGAAATTATATTTGCTAAATTCGGGAAAGTCATAATTTTCTTAATAAATTGTTAATGAACTAATTCGGGCATCATCTCCCATACCTCCACCATTTAAAGTTAAAGTTATTGAAATAACTGCATTTGCCAAAGGTATATTACTTAGTGTACCTAAATCTGCAATATTTTCTTCTGAACTAGACGTTATACCAAGTAATTGCGCTATCTGATTTGAATTTGTTTCATCTGTTATAGTTATATCAACGCTTGTTCCACCGTCATTCCAAACGTTTGCTATTATATTGGTTGGAATACCTAATGTAGTACTCCCTGCATATGTGATTTTTGCAACAACATCCGTACCTCCTTCTTGTACAAATTCACTATTATTTCTAGTAAAGGCATAAGATTGTGATACTGTTCCTCCGCTTATTGTAGGTTTATTTTTTATATAATCGTCAGCACCCGTATCAGTTTGACTCCAATCGGATTGAACATTTTCTTCTGCATTTACATTTACATTTCCGAGCTTTGTTTTTTCTGCATCTGTAAAAGCATTTGTATCTGCATTATTTTCATATTGAGTTTTTATTTCTGCATCAGTTTGATTAACTTGTGCACCTGCTTCAATTCCACTTAATTTAGTCCTTTCTGTTCCTGTTATAATTTCACCACTTCCAGCATCTGTAACATCATTCAATTCTGTTACAGAGTGACTTGATAAATCTGTTATATCAGTAGGTTTATTTTTAATATAATCGTCTGCTCCTGTACTAGTTTGATTCCAATCACTTTGGACATTTGCTTGATATCCTGCATCATTAGTAAATAAAGATATATTATCCCCATGTAATGTTATAGTACCATCCTTATCTTGAAGAGTTAATATACGTAATTGAGTTAAATTAGATAATTCAAACTTTGCTTGTTTAGCTCCATTACCATCATCGTATAATAAGAAGTTATTATCACTAAAATCAAATTGTACAGGAACTACTACCCAATCACTAAGACTACCTGTATCAGTCATTTTAGTATATATACCAGCAGGATATTGTGTTACCGTTCCTAATAGTATTTTAACGGGGGATTGTACAAGATATAATGAACCAATTACAGGGTCACCAAGTGTAGTAGGTAAAAGATTCCTATTATCAACTACATCAGTAAATGATATACCAGAAACTGAAATTAGCTTATCTAATCTTTTAGCAATTTCTTCTAATACTACTTCTTCACCTCTCATTTATTATACTTTATAAATAATTTTTTAATTTCAATAAGTTCAATTTTATTCTCTATTGGGTATTGTACTTTAATATCAATTAATTTATCTACTTGCTTTATTATTTGAGTTACTATCCTTTTCTTTGCCATTTTTCTTCTTTTTAATAAACTTAGCATAAAATGTTAGTACAGCAGTTAAAGCACCAAATAATAAAATTATAGTTCTTAATATTTCAATAAATATTTCATATACTTCTTTTACTTCAACATCTAAGTAACTAATACCAAATGAAGCAAGACTAACACCAATACTTTCAGGAGCATGTGTATCAATATAATTAATAACAGTTTTAAGCATCTTCAGTTCTTTTAAGTTTTCTTTTTAATGTCTCTATTATTTTATCAGATGTAAAACCTGCTAAAAAGGAATTATAAACACTTAGTTTAATTCCTAATAAATCTTCTGTAAAAAGTATACCTAATGTCATAGCTATAATATTTAGTATCACTCTAAATTTATTATGACTCCACCAATATTTAAATTTAAACTCTTTAGACTTAACATCACTCTTATATAGTTCAAGTACTAAACTAAATAGTAAACCAGTAAACGCAAAAAGTAAATATATTGCAAATAATTTAAATGGTACATGAGTACCAAATACAGTTTCTGAAAAATTAATTATTGTATCATTCATATCTTATTATTAATTGGTTATTAAAAACTAGCTCTTACGGTTCTTGAAATTCTCTTTTCAACTTCTTTTTCAATTAAATCTTCTATATCTTTTTTAAATAATAACTCCCCGTTATCAATAGATATGAGAAGTTGTACAAACATTGGCATTATTTCTTCATCTCTTAAAGTAGCTCCTACACCTAATGCTCCAATAAAATCTATTTTACTGCTATCAGCAGCATAAACTTCATTTTTTACTTCTTGTTTCGCTATTTTAACTTGTTTATTTATTTCATAAAGTAGTTTATCACTACTAAAAGCTTTACTTAACATATTTGCGTCATTCATAGCAGTTTCTATTCTACTATCAATCGCATTATTCATTTTAGTTTCTGCTCCAACAGCTACAGTATCAGTAAAAGCGTTAACTGCCCAACTACCAACTTGCATAACTAAAAGACCTAATACCGCCCAACCTTTAGCATCAAGAAACTTTTTAGTTTTTGATTCTTCTTTATTATAGTCTTTATCTTTTAGGTCTTTTGTCATATTATGATTTCATTATGTAAGCTATTACAAAATATGGTGGTCTATTCTCGTGAGGATTACCTGCTCCAGATTCTTCTGTAACAAAATCTAATCCAGCTGTTGCAGAAGAATTAGCAACAATATTTCCACCACTCAATGCTTGATTAGCACCTCCACCTGCTGTACTTTCAAATACTCTATGTGAGTGTTGAGCATTTTCAAAAACAGTTAAAGCGTGTTCTTCTTCCCCACCTGTATTACCTATTGTATTATAATCTCCAGGAGTAGCATCATAACCAACTACAAATTTAGCTGCTAAGTTAGGTGTACCCAATGAACCATCACATAATAACCAACCTGCTGGTATAGCACCTATAGTACCACTCCACATAATAATACCACCAGTAGGTACCAAAAACGCTGCATTATTAGCTATATTAGTTTCATTGTCGTCTACTTGTTGGTCAAGTTTATCAACTGATAGAGTTAATGCTTCGTCATTGGTAACATAGTTCTCTTCTGTATACTGTCTATCTCCTACTTCTAAAGTAAACTTATCTTTAATATGAGAAGGTTTAGCATGTAATGCAAAATTATCTGTTGCATCATTATTTGTACCAGCATCAAATTGAGCTTGTGTAGCTTGTTTACTTAGTCCTTGTTGAGTTTCAGTAGCAGTATCTTCAACATTTAATTTAAATGTTAATGATTCTAGAAACTTCTTCATTACCGCTTCATTTGGGAAATGATTTATAAGGAATCTATTTTTTACAGATGCTCCATTTACAATATAGTCTGTAGGAAAACCTAATTCTTGGTCTTTCTTAGCACCTGTATTAACAGCAGTACTTCTAAGAAAAAACTCTCTAAACTCTTTTATTTCTGCCATGTCTTATAATATTTATTATTCTATTTCTAAATCAGTAGAAACTAAACCATAATATTGTTCATTTCCTATAACTATCTTAGCTGATTCTAATAAGATTTCAATTTGTTGTAATGTATAAATTGTTTCAGTTAATGTTAAACTATCTACAATTGCACTTAATTCTTCAATTGTAATAGGATTTTTAACTCCAGCATCACCAACTATTTTCATATGGTCAGCTAAATATTCATAAGTTTCTGGTACAGCAGGTGTATCAGGATTCTCAGCAGTACCTTCTCCAATAATAGCATCAGTACCAGCTATAATTTTAGAACTTCTAAATTTTATTACATGGTCTTGTCTATCAGTTCTCATATGAGAATTAAAATTATGGAATAAAATTAATGACGTTTCAGTTGGTCTACTAGCATCGGTCATTACTGCTTTTGTTGTTCTTATCTGTTTCATTTTTCTATTTTTAAATTTATTTATTTATTATAATTTAGTCCATGCCCCACCTTCATAACCCCAAAAACCTACGGCAGTAAATGTTGCATCAGTACTAGTTACGTATATTACAAGACCATTAACACCTGTTATTGTTCCTGCTTGTGTATGGGTCATTCTAGGAAGTAGTACACCTTTATCAGTTGATACTATATCTAATATTGCACTTGCATTAGGACTTGATGTATTAATACCTACACGTCTTTCATCATACATTACACTTACTAATCCTGTACCACTTGAATCTTCAAATATAGAATCACCACCTGCAACTCTAAATTTATCTCCAGCTAATAATGTCCCACTTATTGTCATTCTACCACTATAATAAGTAGTTCCATCTTCTTTAATTGTAAATTCAATATTTGTCGCTGCATTTAAAAATGTAGCTATTGTAGTTTCAGTAGTAGAATTAGTTACAGAAAATTTTGTATTAGCGTATGTAGCACTACCAAATGCAATAAGGTTAGTACTATAATCTAAGTTAATTAAATTAACATCCGCGACACTTTCTACTTTCCAATCCATTGATTTAGAATGTACTGTTCCACCTAAAGGCGAACTATGTCCAAAACCAAACCCATAAGATGTAGAGCCGTTACCATTCCACCACGAAATCTCATCTCCAATTCTTACTTTCTCAACTAATCCTGTACCACTATCAAAAATACTAAAGTAGTTATTATTCACACTTGCAATAAAATCAAATGACTTTCTATTGTCTCCAATAGTCCATTCATTCCATATTGAAAAGGCGGTTCCGTTTGTTCTTACTCTCCTTACTTCTGAACCTCTCGGATTAACAGTAAATAAATGTCCATTTTGTCCAACACCAGCATCAAAGTTTCTACTAATACTAGTAGTGAATCCTGTACCTGTTCCATTATCAACATTAAATACTGCAGTACCTACTAAAGCTCCTACAAAAACTCTATCAGCACTATGGTCAGTTACAAATAATGTAGAATTTGTTAATCCTTGAAGTTTTAAATCACCACCTGTAAAAGTTAATGTATCTGTTATAGTAGCAACAACACTTGTAGGTACTGTATCTGAACCAGTAAATATACCATTACCATCAGCACCTGCCGCAACATATGTTCCAGCATCAGATAAAAATAATGTACCTCCACCTGAATCAATAACATTAGAAGCAGCATGAGCAAGAAATATAGGGTCTGTTTCAGTGTATGATGTTATGTATCCTGTATCATTAGTAAATGTACTAATTGGTAAAGCTGTTACAGTACCATAATCAGGAATCCATCTAGGGTCAGCTGTACCAAGTAAAGAATAGTCAAGTGCGTACTTAAATCCGAATTCTGATAAACTATCTGTTAATGTACCTCCATTAAAATCCATTGTCAAACCTACACTTCCACTACCAGATTCAATATATGTAAGAGAAGCTTCACTACCTGTTTCTAGATAAAGAACAGATTCAGTTCCAGCACCATCATTTGATGCGTATACTGCAATATCATTTTCAACTTCTATTGTTACTTCACTTGTACTTACTGTAGCAATACCCCCTTCATCCATTACAGATTGTAAATCTTGAGCTGGTGGGATAACTGGTGGAGGTACTGGAGGATTATGAGCAAGTAAATTTCTTAAAGTATCAAGTGTAACTTTTTTACTTTTACCTAAAGTGTTATCGTATATATACATTAAATCAGTCGATTGTGGACTAATTAATGTAGGTAATGATGTTACGTGTGTTCCTTCTACTTCCATTCTTATATACTTAAATGAATTTCAACTCCATCAATAACTTCTATTAATAAATGTATACCTAATGAAGCACCATCTTCTATATAGTTTTCACAACCACTTGTTTCAGCAAGTAGTGTAGTCATATCAAAAGTTGTGTTATCGGGTGGTGTAGTACCTAATGGTTCGATAACAAAATTAGTTTCTATTTGCATTCCCCCTATACCATTAGAAGAAACGTAAGGTAAACCGAATATATTTAGTATCTTATCTAAATCTATTCCTTTACATGCAAAAGCATCTCTATATTTATCTACGCAATACTTTTCTTCAAAGTAACTCCATTCTAATAAATTATTAGTTCTACTAACAATATCATTATAAATGAAAACTACATATAAAGTAGCAATATGATAATTTAATACTTTAAATTGTTTTTTACTTTCTCCACAAATATCTTCTTGATTAAATTGTTCTATATGTAGAGTCATTATATCATCTTCATATAATTTATATGATTGAGATATATAGGACTCTAGTACAGTATTTTGATTTAATCTTATAAACATCCGCAGTCAGTATCACAAGTTACACAATATTCTTCAAATCTATCTAACAATAATTTATGATTGTATAGTTCATCTAACTTATTAGGTGAAATACTATCATACATGTAATTAAAGTTATATTCTGCATTTAACATATTGAAGTATGTTATAGCAGTAACTATAGCAGCGTTGAAATCATAATATATAGCTTGTAATTTAAATTTATCACAAGTCTCATCTGTATTACAATCGCATATTATATTACTAATTTTACTTAATATACAAGTTTGCATTGCACAATAGTTAAATACTAAGTATATAAAAGTTTCTCCACCTCTAATTACTTTGTATTCATATACTCCATCTGTTGTATGAACTATATCTTGTGTACTTAGCGTTGGTATTACATAAGTACTCTCTAATACAAATACTTTATTTTCATCTAACTTTGAAACTTCTAATGTAATATCTTCAAATGCTCTATTTACAACAGTGTAAGAACTACAATCTGTTTTTTGTACTTCATACCAATGACAATTTTTTATTTGAGTATTCTTAAAACACTCATAGATATCAGTTGCCCCTACTATAACTTTTAATACGAAATCTCCTACATCAGGAATTACGAAATCAGTAAACTCATATAGTAAGAAATCATATGTATAAGGTAAAGGATTAATATTAAAGCTATAGCTTTGTTGACTAATCTCTGTACCTGTAAAATCAATTAATTTATATTCTAACGTTTGTTCATTAAAAGGATGAACTTCGATATCATCTACAAATACTGTAGTAATATCTGTATAATCTATAAATGTAGAAGCTGTATTTTGTGATTCAATAGTTGAGTCACAATCTGTAGGACAATTTGTATTACATGATACACTAACATTAAATGTTGGTATCCATTGTCTTGAAGAAACTTCTATGAAAGCCGATATACAAGTATCTATTACAGTTAATACATTATCAACGTAATCTCTTACTACATTTGTTTGTCGTATACTAATTGTATCGTCTTCACAAATATAACCATTCCCACTAACAGGTAATGGGTCTATTGCACTATATTCTATAGTCCCTTGAGAACTACACATATTATACATATAAACTCTATCAGTAAAAGGCTTTCTAAATGCTGTTAAAGCACTAAATGCTTTTTGTTGTTTCCCATTAACTAAGTTATCAGTTTCGTTAATAAGGAAAATATCCATTGAAGGATTATAATCTACAGGGTCACTATTCCCATTTGTCTCATTAGGATTATTTCCTAAATCATAACCATATACTTCATATGAGTTATTATAAGTCAAGTAACCTGCTTTACTAGCAATAATTCCTACAGAAGTAGAATCATGAACGTCATCTAGTTTAATATCCATTTGAATAAAATACGTATTTACTCTTTCGATATTTTCAATAGCAATACCATTATTTGTTGTTACTGTATTAGGTAATGTATTAAATGTAGACAAATCTACTACATCAATTATATCTTCACCATCAACAACAACTTTTAAAGCAGTATTACTTACTGTAACGTTACTAGAAGCCTGACCACATATAATGTAGTCAGGCGCACCAGTGTTATTTGGACTAAGTATTTGAAATCTTAATCTCATGTTTTATTGTTTAGTTTGTAATATTATGCTTATGCATCAGCACCAGATTCTTCACTACCTCCAGCAGTTCCGAACACACTTGTTTGAACAACGATTAAAGCAGCTTGTCCAGCAGTTCCATCAGGAGAAGCTATAACAAGTGTTTTATTAACAGATGCTTTATCTACGATTGGATCACCTTTAACATTAGTCCAAGCCATATTCCATAAATCATATGTTCCACCAGAAGCAGTCTTAGGTGCTTTACTGAAGTACTTACCTGCCAAGTATAATTTAGAAGTATTACCTTCTCCTGCACTAAACTCTTCTTCAATAGCAGCTACTTGGTCAGCAGTTCCACTTCCAAACTCAATAGCAACAGAGTTACCTGTACCATTATATTGTTTAGTAGCATCAATCATAATATCATCAGTAGTTACTTCAAAAGTCTTACCGAATTCTTTAGCAGTTAATGTAATACCTACACCAGCACCTACTTTAGCAGCAATCATTGGTGATTTAGAATTACCATTAATTTTAGCAACTAAACCATCAATAATAGTTTGATTAGTATCACCTGCTGTAACATAATGCTCATATCTAAACTTCTCAAGTCCTAACTCAATTGTTGGGTCTTTTTCAATAATTCTCATACTAGCAATTGTACCTGCTATTAGAGTACCTGGAAAGTTTAATGCTCCAGTAGATAAATCATTACCAACAGTAACAACTTCTTTAACAGGTGCTAAGTATGCAGCCGCATCCAATCTAGCACTTGCTCTAGGAATCATTTGTGAAATTATAGCACCTTCTGTAGTATCTTTACCACCAAGTACATAATATACTTTTTTAACATCAACTAAAAGAGCATCTACCGCAGCAGCTAGTCCAATTAGTAATGTACCATCTTCAGTGAATACTGCCAAAGCACCATCATCAAGTTGGTCGATTTCATTTAAATCTGCAATTACACCACCACCTACTTTGGCAGCATATGCAATATCTTTTCCAATTAATATTTGTCTCATTTCAAATTGTTTTTAATTATTAGATTGTTTAATTATTCCTTAATCAAGTTTTCATTTATTATATTACGATACCCTACATCATTTATTCTAGCTTTTATCAGTTGAACTGCTTCGTCTACAATTTCCTCATGTAAGGCTTCATTTAAACTACAACTTTGATTTAAAGATAGCGAAATAAGTCGAGGTTTCCTAATATATTCAACATGTAGCCTATTAAATATAAACCTTTCGTTGTGGAAGAGGTTCAAAATCTTCTTTGACCTAGTAGTTAAAGGAGAACTATATTTAGTAGTTCCAAAAGAATGATTCATTAAATGTCTTAAATCATCTGTTTTAACAAGTCTATGAGGATATTTCTTTAATACTGGCGTATTAGTTGAATAAGTAGTGAAAGTTAAATCACTAAAATTATATACTTCAACATTTCCTACTTGTAAAGTAGCGGTTATATTTAAAGCACCTTGTGTATCAGTTACAAATATAAATGAATTAGGATAGTATTTACCATTATAGTTTTCCCATCTAACTTCTAATCCATCTATTCTATTTACAATTTCTTTAACATGTGCTACAATATAAAACCTTTCTTCGTTATCTTTTAATCCACCACCTACTGTTGCATTTTCAGTAAATGCGTAATCTTGCATATCGAATATTGTAACAAGTCCTGTACCATCATCATAAGCTAAATTATATTCTTCATATAATTTTGTAAGGTCTTCTTTAAAAGGGACTACACTAATTTTCTTAGTAGTAGTCCCTTCAGTTTTTGTTATACCGTTACAATCATATATTACTTCACTAGTGTTATCTAGTAATATAAAATGGTCTTGTGGTAATAATGCAAACATTGTCTCACTATCCTTCTTATATACAGGGAGAGATGCAGTTTCAATTAGGTCTTCAATATCTTCATACCTTTTTACAGTATCTTGTAAACCATCTTTCTTTGGATTTGATTTTCTACTAGAACGATTTTTTATGTGTCTTAATTGAATTTCATTTAAAACCCAATCTTTTTCTTCTGGTCCAAAATCTTCTAGTTTCTCGGAGTTCATCTTTTGTAGTCCGATATCAATTCCAATATGCATTTCTCTTACTAACATATAAGTGTTTTAAGCGGTTGTTTCTTCTTCTTTCTTTTCTGTATTTTCAGCATTTTCAGAAGTAACAGTTTCACTATCATTACTAGCTACAGTTTTATCAACACCTTTGTTAGACATATGTTCAAGTCCAGCACGTAATTGATTATAAATAGCAGTATTTTTCTGATTATTGAAATAAGCTACTGCTTCTTCCATTGTGTTACCTACAACGCTATCTTCATACATAATAGTTTGTGTATTAGGAATACGTTTAAGTTTTTGCTTGAATATACAATCTTCAATAAATCCTTTTATTTCTAATGATTTATCGGTAGTAATTTCTACGAACTTATGAACATATTGTTCATCTGTAGCGTATGTATCAATAGCAAGTTCTTTTTCTTTTAAACTTAATTTATCTGCATCAATACCGAATAATCTAAGAACCATATCTATTTTAGATTCGTTCTCTAGTAATTTTATCATTTCATTAAATGCTTTCTTCTTAACTTTAAGCATTAGATGTTTAGTATTAACTTCTTCGTCTTTACTATAAAGATAAAATCTAATTTTTGGACTATTGTTAACTGTACTAATATCATTAGCAACTCTACCATATACTAAACAGTATTTCCAAATAATCCAATCATGGATATTAATAGGTAATTTGTTCTCACCTATTCCAATTTCTAATTTAAGACCAACTTCGTCATTTGGTACAGATTTTGAAATATTAGCCCAATACTCTCTTACTGCTTTATTCCAGCCTTGATTTTGTGGGTCAATTCCTAAAACATTTGGTAAATGTTTTTTCTCTTCTTCAAAAGTAAGACCACTTAGAGGTGCTTGTCCTTTTAATGATGAACCTATTTTCATAACAGAATCTTGGTCTTGTGAACCAGGTAATTCATCAGTTCTTTTCTTTCTTCTTACGTATATTATTATACTACTCATAATTGTATTTATTTTATTGTTTAATGGAGGAACTTAATTGTTCCCCCATACATTATAATTTACAGTTGTTGTTATGTTCTATTTAAGATAAGTCACAGTTCAACTCGAAACAGTGTGTATTTCTTCTAATACAGATACCTTTAGAAGATAAGAAGTGTACACTTGACTTATCTTGTTCAGTAGCTATGTTTCTTTGGTTGTTACCTGCAAAGTCAATCGGTGCTTTAGCCATACCTTGAAGTACACCTGTTACCATTGCTCTACCTTTTTGTGAAACCATTTGTACGTTAGCTTCTCCGTCATACATAGATTGGTCTAAGAATACCATTCTATAAGACTCCATAGATTTACCTGTTACAGGATGCTTAGGAGCAACTTCTGCTCTAGCTCCTTGGTCAAATAAAGGAATCTTTTTAACAGTTACTGTATGACCATCTACGTGCTCATAAGTAGTAAAGTATCCACCGTATACTAAGTTTCTACCTTTACCAGCAACAAATTTATCACCTACATTAGAATTTGCAACCATAGAGAAACCACTACCTTCGGCTTTCATTGCATTATCAAATTCTTCAGCACCACCTTCCCCTGTATAAAGAGTAACTTGCATAGTTTGTGTATCGGTAGCACCATACATTACATCTGCAACAGTTGTCTTAATCTTTTTAGCAGTAAGGAAAGAATAAGTATCTTTATTTGGTATTTGGTCTAATACACCTGCTCCAATTGGAATTGGTAAACCGGTATCAGGGTCTTTCAATGGAATACTACCATCAGCTCTTCTATTATAAGTAGAATACCAGTAGTGTTCTTCACATGATTGTTTGTAAGTTAACATATGTTGCCATCTCTCGAAGTCAATCCAATATGAAGTCTTTTTCCCTTCTACATTAAACTGTACTTCTACAGTCTTGTTAGCAAGGTTACCTCCAATATGATAACTCTTACGAAGAATACTAATTTGATTCTTCATTTTTCCAGGCATTACAACATTACTTTCGTTACCCATAGACATAGATTCAGAAACAGATGCTCCACCAATCATTACCCATTTCATCCCTGCTAACAGTTCAGTTGGAGGACAGAATACAGTAGCATCTCCTGTAGTAAGTTGTAAAGTATATACGTAGTGTAATCCTACTTGTACTGGTTTCCCTTGTACACGAGCAGATACTCCGTTAACTGATTCAATAGTATGTTGATTCTTTAGCCAGTTAGTTTTAAAAGTAACTTGGAAATAACTGTTGTTAAGTCCAGGCTTATCTGCACCACTATATGCAGAAGAAATTACTTCATCAGTGTTTTTAAGTTTTCTAAATGTATCCCAATCATATTGGATATCATTTATTTCAATTGTTCTATAACCACCTTTTTGACCTTCCGTTAAAAACGATAAAGGAAAACGGTTATCTTCTCTACCCGCTAAATGCGTGATAACAGGATTAATAGTATCTGGCTTTGTCAATAAAGCATTAGATAAACTATTCTCATTTGTAAAGCCTTTACCATCGAATGAATCGTGATATAAAACTTGTGCTTGATTTTGTGCTGACATTTTTTTTGTTTTTAAGTTAAATTATTAAGTTTTTTCTACGGTAACATATTATCAAGACTAATATCAACTTCATTGGGATTAACATAAGGTGCTTCGGGTTTTTTATGTTCACCTACTTGTTTTTGAGATTGAGTAAATCTATCTCTAATAGAAGCAACTCTTTGTTCTCCTGACATGGCTTTTACCATATCTGTAAGTGTATAACCTTTGTACCTATAGTAAGACATCATTAACCTAGTTTCTAAATCTTCTTTAGAAGCATCAATCATATCTCTACTATTACCTTTACCATCAACATCTAAAGAGATATAACTATAAAAATCTTGTACATCTGCTTGTGGTATTTTAATATCTTTTAAAGTACCATTGTCAATAGTGGATTTTACATTGTCCCAATGTTTTTTTGCATTATCTTGAGCAGTCACTCTCTTTTGTTCTATTTGCCTATTTCTTTCTGCTGTTGCGGCTTTACCTATTTCATTTAGTTCTTTTTGTGATGTAATAGACTCATCGAATAACTTTCCTCCTGTTTCTAACATAGTAACAAAATCAGCAGCTTTCTCATCACTAAAACCTTTAGCTTTAAGAGCTTCACTAACAACTTGTTTCTGTAGAGCAATATTATCCTTTTTAATCTCAACATCTTCAAAAGATGTAGCACTATTAAAGAAATCTTCTCTAGTCCCACCTAACTCTAAATGATTAAAGAAATCTTTAACATCAGAATAAGCATCTAAAAATTCATCAATTTGTTTCTCAGCTATTACACTAGAAACATCATTAACATACTGACCCAACCCTTTAGTTGAATCCTCGTACTCTCTCGGTTTACCGTTTTCGTCTTTTAACTCATAACCTAACATTGTACTTAATTCCTGTACAACAGGAACTACTTCATTTGATAACTCTGATTCAAATTCTTCAAACTTTTTAATAATGTTTCCTTCGGCATCTAAAATGTTACCTTCTCCATCATATGACGTACCTTTGTACTTCTCTAATAAAGTAGTTTTAATTTCAGCGAATTCATCATCACCATTTCCACCTTCTGCTTCTGCTAATCTTTTAGCTTCATCTTCAGCTTTCATTGCTGTTATTTCCTCATCAGTTTTACCTGCGAATCTTTCAGCATCAATAGCATCTTGTTTAGCTTTAGCTTCTGCTTCTTGTACTTTAGTAGCTTCTTGTGCTTTAGCAGCTGCTATCTCTTCTGGCGTTCCAGTCGGTTCATCACCTCCTGTTCCACCTTCGGGGATAACATCTTCTCCTAATGCTGTACCACTTAATACACTATCTAGTGGGTCGTTTCTAAAAACTGTACCTACAGTTACCATGCTCATTGGCTTAGTTATTGCCTTAATTGAGTTTTCATTTATCTTCATACTTACGAATTTATGTTTTATTATTTATATATACAAATTTATTTACTGTTTCAAACATTTATATAGACTATTTTGACTTTTCATCAAAACGGTTTTTATTCTCTTTAGCTATTCTTTCTTTACTTTCAATTTCTTGTCTTTTAACAGCTATATTATCAGAGTGCATAGCTCTATCGAAATCTAATCTCGCGTTATCTAATCTAGCTTTTGCATGTGCTTGGAATTCATTTAAATCATTCATTCCGCTTTCATTAGGTTCTAATCCATTTTGAGTTAATATACTTTCTAATGTAACATTACCTTTCATGCGTTGTACGTCAATAGCTTTCTTGTATTCAGTATCAATTTTATACTTATCCATTTCTCTATTGATTCTATTATCTTCAACTTCCATCTGTTTGATTTTCTCAGCAGATGCTCTATTAGCTTCTTCTTGTGCTTGTTGTTGTTGTTCAAGAACAGCATCCATATCAGCTAAGTGTCCTTTTATTTGACTATAATTGCTACTATCTAATAGTTCAGCTATCACACCTGGTTTAGAACCATTTTGTGCAAATGAATGTGCATATTGTTTAAGCATATTTAATTTGTCATTTTCTTTACCATTATCTTTAACAAATACAGCATACTCACTTTCCATATGGTCAATACCATTTACATTTAATAATGCACGTCTACCATCAGAATTTATATACATTCCTTTCTTACCGTCAATCCAAGCCATTTTAGAATAATCTAATAGACCATTTAAATCTTTCTCTTCAAATTTCTCGTATCTTCTAAATAACTCTTTAGTTATAATTGCACTTCTATAAATAGCTTGTTCTGTTGCTCCTTTTCCGTCACTCGCTTTACTATCTCCATAACGTTGTCTATTCATTCCGACTTGCTCCCACCATTCTTGTTTAATAGCAGCCATTGCTTGTACCATTTCACCAAAGTATTTAGCAAGTCCCATATCCATTACTTTCATACCTTGCATAGCAGCTGCGGCATTTGGTGCAGATTCATCATACCAACCAATACCTGTAGCTTCTGCGTAATACATAAACTTATCCATTGCATCTTTACCAAATTGTTTTGGTACAACACCTAATGGCATCATCATTATTTTATCTTTATTTCGAGCCATTGTCATTTCTGCTCGATACTGATATATATTATATTTAGCTTGATACGCTAATCCTTGTTTTACAATACTATTTACTGCTTTAGTTTTGTTAAACCACATTCTACCATTATAAGGTAGTTTACAAATAGAACTATTATTAATCTCTCCACGTTGTACTAAACAAGGTCTTCCACCTATATATAATTCTTCGTCTACTCTCCAACCTTCCCATACTTCATCTACCCAATCCCATTCAATTGAAACATCACCTGCTTCTTTATTTAATACATAAGTATCATCGACTTCTCTTTCTCTTTCTACACCAACAACATCAACATACTTTAATATACCTACTTTTCTAAATGTTTTCCAAACAACATGATAAACAGGAACTAAACTATCAGAAAAATTATGTTCTTCTTCGTGTCTGTAATGTACGTAACTATTTGCATTATTACTTACAGTTTCTCTTTTACTTTCTAACCAAGTAATATCTTCATCACTAAGTTCGTCTCTAAATCTATCAACAATATCATTGATATTCATTCGAGTAGCTCTAACAGCCCAATTTCCATCTTCTATAAAATCAGATTGACTACTCTTCGAGAAATGTAATTCTAAAGGAGATATTGTTTCATACTTAACATTGTTTCTATATATCTCTTTATATGTATGTACTCTACCAGTTACCAACCAATCATAAAATCCTTGTTGGTTTTTATCCTTCATATCTAAATCATACTTTAAGTAGTTTAAGGCTTCTTGTCCTTTACTAGCTCTTTCATCAGTATAATTAGACTTATGATTATTTGTAGCTTGTTTAAAGTTAGTAGGTTCAGTACTATCTTGTCCTGTCTCTACTCCTAGATTATTTAATTCATTGATATACTCTTGTTTTGCAAGACCAATCATTTCATCATTTAAACTCTCAGTAAACTTATTCTTTGCATCAGCATTTAAAGCGATAACTTGGTCGTTTTGTGGTAATTCACTTTTCTCACCTAAGAACGAATATATTACAGGACTAATTATATCATAGTTCCGCATCTTACTTGGATAGTTCTTTAAACTACTCTCTGGAGTATTATATGGATTAAGAACATATTTATAATGTTCTTCATCAAGATGACCTTCAGCTGCTCTATATAATAGAACCATTTCGTTTCTATCACTATCTTCATAGTTTGTTTGGTCTATAAAGTAATCAATACTCTGTTGCCCCCATAGAGGGAATCTAGCACCTTCTTCTTTACGTACCTTTTCAGCATATGTATTCTTCTGACTTGGATAACTACTCATATTATATCGTTAAGTATAAAATTGTCTATTAAAAAAACTATCTGTATTATCTTGTATGGCTTCTTGTATTTCAATGTGTTCAGCTTCTCTATAATCGAACATACCGACAAGCAAACTTGACACCCTGTCAAAGTTACCCTTTTTATTCCATTTAAGCAACTCTTTTAGCAAAGCTTCATCATATATATAGTGTAAATTTAAAATGTCGTGACCGTCCTTGTCTACACCGCGCTTAGATATTAGCCAATCTCTTAAATATATCGCGGCAGTACCTTTACGTTTATCATTCATCATTATACCCTTACTTCTTCCAGTACTTTTAGTTTGCAATTCTTTCTTCCATGTAACCTCTGGTTCATTAGCAAGTAAATGATATTCTTGTCTCTTTTTAAAATAATTTTTAACATCCCCTCTATCATTCTCAAACATACACTCCCCGTTATAATATTTAGTGATAGCGAGTAATTGTTCATTATATTCATCCATTGTAGATGGTCTACCAACAAATGCTCCAACAAGTATATCACCTCTACTTGGAGTAAATGTATTAGTCCTTTCATATACATATGTAGAACCTAATGAATCGTATGCTGTAATTTGGTCTTTGTTCTTATCTTGTGCATAAGGGTCATTCCATATCCTATACAATCCTTTAGGTATGTTACCATTACCATCACGATAAGGTGGTTGCCATTCTACAAAACAACCTTCTACATTATCTCCTTTCTTTATTGGGAAGTTTAGTACAGGCTTATAATCTACATTATTTCCCTTAGTCATTTTAAGTTTATGTCCTCCTTCCTTTGGAATAAGTACTCCATTACGTCCTAAGTATTTTATACTAGGGTCATTTTGAACTCTCTTTAATTGAGCTTCTAAAAGTAATGTAGGGAATATATTATTAGATGTTCTACTAAATGCTTCTTTAGGACATGAAGGATACTCCATCATATATGTTACTAAAGTACTATCAGATTTAGCATTCTCTTTAATATGTGTCTTAACTTGTTTTTCAAATTCTAAAGCAGGTTTAATTTGACTATTACCATCTTTATCTACGAAACCTGTTAAACATAATTCTTGAGGTATAAAGAAACCACATGAAGTACCATATGAATCATCATCCCAAACATTCTCAAATGGCATCATATTGTATAGGTCAGGATTATAGAATATTTCTTCAAATCCGTCCCAATTTGAATCTTCACCCCCACCTGTTCCGAATATCAGTATTTGACCTGTTACGAAACCACCATCTTCAACAGTTGGTTTAGTAGATGCTAAAGACTCTAATAGATTAGGGAATTTACCTGCTTCCTCTAACATTATTAGAGTACCATCCTTACCCCTTGCGGCACCTGGATTATTTAAACCAAATGTAGCACATATAACTTCAGATAGAAAACCGAATTCAGCATCAACTCCATTTTCTTTATATCCTATCTTTATGTGGTCATTTCCATTTTTAAGTCTACCTTTATTCCAATCAGTATGTTTATTTATGAAATCTAGATTACTTCTAACCATAGTCATAGTACCTGTTAGACCAGGATATAAATAAGAACTATCAAAAGCACCTAATACAGTAGTTGTATCTCTATGTAGATTAGCTCTATTAGCAGCAATCCATGCATTCTTAAAACTATAACCTTTACGTCTAGCTTTTCCAACACACATATGTTTACCTAGTTTCCTAGCTTTCTCAACAGCTTTAAAATAATGATAATCACCATCATAGAACATTGGGAAACCTGGTACTTTTTTATCTGCTATCTTCTCTCCTTTAGCAACTTGTTCAATAGTTAATCTAGTAGGATTCTTAATTAATCTGATTCTACCAAAGTTAAGATAACCATAATGTTCTCCTGTAATAGTTATATCACCTACTTTATAACCTTCTTTGCACCTTCTTTCCTGTTCATCCCAATATTCTATATAATCATTAGAACCTTTAGGTGCATGAGTGTATACTCCATGTTTATCAAAGTACTTAGCCGCTTCTCTAAAATACTCTGTATTAACAAATGATATGTCTTCGTATTTATGCAATTATCTATGATTTAGTTCGTAATCAAACGCTTCTTGTATTTTTGCAGTATGTACAATATTTCTAACCTCATTTCCAATACTTGCTACTATCAATGGTGGGTCATTTCTACCATCAAGTGTGTAATTATTTAAATGTGTAATTCGGAAATTATATTCAGTATGATAATAAACAGGTTCTATAGGAGCAGCTTCAGCCATTTGTGGGTCTTGCTCTCTCTGTCTTATCGCTTCATAATTTTCCATTATAACTATATCTACTTTCATAATTCTATTTCTCTTTCTATTCTTTCAATTGCTCTATAATGTAATTCTGCTATTTTTTCTCTACCTTCTTCTTTCATCAATATATCCTTACATTCATGAGGATTTGTTTGAAAGAAGTTTTCAGTAAGTACTGCTCTACATTTACTTTTAGCTATAACAGTAAAGTTAGCTTCTTTATCAGGGTCACCATCTTTAGTATCTTTTCTAAATCTTTCTGTAGGGAATTCTTTTTGTGCTTCTTCGTACATTATAGTAGCAACTGCGTCACTCTTTGTTAAACCTTTAGTACTATATACTTCCCAACCTTTTGCATCAGGGTCGCTAAATCCATTTGAATGTACTTCGATTAATACACATCTATCTGTACCATACATTGCACAGTATGCATTAATTACGTCTGCTCTTCTACTTAATCCAGTATCAACTCCCCCTGTAGTGATTTTATGATGAAGTATACCACATACATCTAGTTTATTACTTATTCTATCTACTATATCTCTATTTCCTACACCTTCATAATAAACACTTCCATCTTCCCATATAGGAGAACGTTTTCCAGGTGTTACATACTTACCATTTATAAGACCACCATGACCTGCTAATAACAGGTATATAAATTTACTTTCCATATCTATTTGTTTTTTGTTTTAGTATAATGTAATATCATTTTATGTACATCTTGTTTTCTATATTCAATATCGTAAAATGTAGGCTCTTGGTTATCCAATAAATGACATAGTTCTAATTTAATTACTTTATACCCCCATAACTCACATATATAAGCATATAAGCTTAATTGTATAGTATATATCATACCTTTACATTCAGGTACATGATTTAAAGGGTATTTAAGTGTATCATTCTTAGATATCCATTCATTAGTTTTAACACCGTTTACTTTCTTATAATAACCACTAGTAAACTTCATACTATCTTTATTAGTCTTCCAATCTAATAAGATAACCTCTTTACCTCTAGTACATAGTACATCTATTGTACCAGCTATTCTATAAAAGTAACTATATATACGTTTCTCTGCATGTATAGTCCAACCTTCTTTTAATAACTGAATTAATCTTTTATATATAGCAGGATAATGTGTTCTTATCTTACTATTATATAGTGCTTCTTTATTTAATATCTTTTTAGGACTAGTAAGACCTTTTTGTACCATATCATCGAATCTGATATTCATGGTATTACTAAACTTGTTTATTTCATCCTCAATTAGATTATGATGATGATTACCTTTGTCACAAGCGTTCTTATTAGTTATATCCCATTCTTTACGAATAGCATCAGTCTTAATTCTTAAATATCTATCTTCATTATCGTATAGATGTTGTAGAGCATATGTTTTACCCTTTATCTTAATCTGTCTCTTATCTAGTATAGGATAAGGTTTATAACCATTACGTTTAATAGCAGTAAACATTAACCAATATTCAGAATCAAATGGAGTTTCGTATTTACCAATTAATGTAGTAGCAGATATATAAGGATTTCCGTCTTCATCTGTATAAGCATGTGTAGGTTCATCAAATACTATATTTCTACGTACTAAATGATTAACCTTAGTGGGGTCACTAGGATTAGGACTGTTCTTACCTCTTATGCCAAATTCCATTTTCATATTAAGCTTCTCTACTCCCTAATTGACGATTACCTCTAATAACATTACCATCTTCCATTTCTTGTTTAACTTTCTCAGTTACTTTTCCAATCTCATCAATAGTCTTTGGTAATTTACCTGCGATAGCTAATATCCTATCCAAATGCTTAGTCAGTTTCTCAATCTTTCTCTCAGTACTATTAGGATTTGGTACTGCTTGACCTTCATCATTAGTTATCCAATCATCTTCTCCATCAATATCGGCTGATAAGAGAGTTTTAATTGTATCTTGCATCTTATCTACAATAATATCTACAACTTCACTAGAAGTACTTAAACCTCTCTTTAATGAGGACAATATTTTAAGACTAGGTATATCTAATTGTAACTCTTTGTACTTATCAATAGCTTCTTGTATTTGCTTATCAATTTTCCAATCTTCAGGAAGTCTACTTTCTTTAATAGCGAAAGTATGAGTTTTATCTTTATTGTATCCTTCTTTATTAGGAATACTTAGAATATCTGTTGTATGATATATGTATGCAAATTCACTAAAGGCTCTGAATTTCTTTCTACCTTGTGTATCTCCCTTACTTCCCTTATCTCTTTCTAGTATAGTTCTAAATTCACTTATAAGGCGTATTTCATCCTTATCTAGTACTAGCATATCACCTTCAATCTTGAATAACTTTAACATATATTGTGTAATCTTGTAATTGGTTCAAAAACTTCTCCTAGTTTTACCTTTATTCGCTTGATTATATCCTTATCTGTAATATCTAATTTACGTAACTCTTTAATACGTTTAATTAAACTATTATAGTCTAGTAATGTATCATCATCTATTACGTATTCATATTCCTCTAGTAAGTATATATGTTCAATTTGCATCTTCTTTCTTTTGATTTAAATAAAATCTCCTCATTGGTTTTATCTTAAATTTACCAACATAGTCGATTTTAATATCTTCTTCTTGTTCTGTATACTTTTTAAAGTTCTTGAATTGACTGTTTATGATTTGCTTTATTTCACTTGGTTTTAAATCTATTCCATGTTTAGCTTTAATCTTCTTTTGTATATCTCTTATTATATGAGATACATTGTCAAAATTCTGCATACTTTATTATTATATACACAAATATAGACCTTTTTTCGACAATACCAAACTATATACAGATTTTCTTATTCTATACCTTATATACTATATACAATAACACCGTTTAAAAAATATACAATAAAATTAGGATATATCAAAAATTATCCTTAGATTGCAATGCGATAGTAGTTTATGTACCATAATATATAAATTGCATATTGTTTTTTCATAACAAGTTTTATATGGTTTAACATTAGACCCTATATATAGAAATATATATGGGGTTTTTTGTGTTATAATAAATTATAATTTTACGTATTTTACATATAAGTCTATATTATATACCGTATATGGTTTTACATATATTGTAATATTACACCAAAAAAAAATTTCAGCGCAGAAAAAATTATGATTGTATATAGATGGTCGTAGACCACCTTATACCAGACCCCCTTACTAAATTTTAAGATGAACATCCCCCGTATGTTCTTCTGTTAATCCAATATAAATCTAAATTTAAAATTAAAAGTTATGAAAAACGTAAAATTAGCAATACTAGACATACAAATCTTTGCAGACGGTGCAGGGGTTATTGTAACAGAGAAGAGTAAGGATAATCCATCTGATAGTGGAGTATTTAAACAAACAAAAGGACAACTTGACCGATTAGCAAATCGTGCAGGTACTGGTAATGCATTTGCTTTAAAGCATTTGGCATCACTTGGTGGTTCTTATCTTGCAATGGACACCGAAGAGTGTAAAGCAGGAGATTCTTATGTAGATGATAGAACTGGTGAAGAAGGAACTTATAGTAAGGACTTCATCAATACTAGAAATGAATCTGTTGAATTGTCACATGCTGGTAAAGCAATGATTATTCAAGTAGCTTTAGGAAGTGCTTTTGCACAAGCTCCTGTATCTGCTCCAGCTCCTCAAGCTGAAGTTGATGCTGATGATGCTCCTGAAGCCTAATATACCAATATAAACCAATATATCCAATGTAGTACGGTGGGACTACATTAGGTATTGGGTTTTAAGGGAAACCTGTTCCTTAGATTTGAATAT